TGTTTGAAATTGGAGATAAGGTAAAGCAGCAATTAAGAGAAAAAGATCCAGAAGTTGTTAAAAGAATAGAACAAAAGGCTGTTGAAATACAGAATTCTCCCAAAGTTCAAAAAATATACTCAGAAATACAAAAAACCGCACCAAAAAATGCTGAAGCGGGTCAAGAAATGCTTAAAAAAGCAATAACGCCGCCAAAACAGAAGCAAGTTGCTCCTATTGATACCAATAAAGGCACAGAGTTTCTCAAAAAAGCAATGGAATATATTAGAAAAAATGAACTAGGTGAAGCAGGAATAGAATATCACAAAATGTACAAGGATCACAAGGGATATAATACAATTGGTGTTGGACATCTTGTTACAAAAGAAGAATTGCCTACATATGAGAATAAAACACTTAGTGAAAAGGAAGTTCTTGATCTATTTGAAAAGGATTCAAAGAAAAAATTAGCAACTGCTCGTAGACTGTTTCCAAAATACGATACATATAATGATGAATTAAAGATAGCTCTTTTAGATGGGATTTTTAGAGGAGATGTGTCAGGATCACCTAATACAATTAAATTAATTAATAAAGGAATGTGGAGGAAAGCAGCAGAGGAGTTTCTTGATAATGCAGAGTACAGGCAGTCTGTAAAAGAAGGAACGGGTGTAGCACCGAGAATGCGTAAAATAGCAAAAGTAATTGCTAACCAATCAAATAAAAAATGACTATTTTTTATCGAGATGATTAAATAATTATATGGCCCAGACGCTACAAACAATTGGTAATTTTTATGATCGCGCGATTGCAAGAGAATTTTCACGTGATTTTCTCTTTCGTGTTCTAAGTATTAATTTTGCTGGTGGTGCAGCATTTAACGAAGGTGAATTGATCTACGCACGCACTGCAGAATTACCTTCTCGCGAAAATGTTAATGTGCAATCAAAATTTATGGGACTACCGTTTAATATCGCTGGAACAGTTAGATATCCAGGTAGTGAAGCATATAATATTAATTTTTATTGTGACGCTAACTCACAATTAAGAAATAAATTTCTTGCTGAATCACGTAGAGTATTTGATGATGCAACAAGTACAGGTGATTACAACATAGCGGGTCGCGGCAGTACAATCACACTTGCTCAAGTTGATAAGAATCTTGAACCGGTAACGATCTTTAAGCTTGTAGGTGCTAATATTCGTAATGTAGGCAAGATTCAATATTCAATGGCAGAAGGTACGGGACAACCTGTATATTTTGATACGACCATTGCGTATCATTTCTTTGAAGAGAACGCACCACTCTAATAAATATATAGGTGGCAAATTCACCTAGAGACACATATCTTTCCTTATTTGATGAGTGGGAATATAATCTTTCACTTAACTCACAGTGGATATTATTAATACATAGTTTTCCCACACCTATAATACAAAAAGTTAGAGATTATGAATCTCTTGTATCTGGTAGAGATTGGAACTTCTCTACTAATTACGAAAAAGCAATTAATAGCAAGGTTCAATTTTCAGAAGAAATAGGTTGCTTTTTTATAGATAATGTCACCCTCCCAGGCGATGGATTTAGCCAAGAAGAAGCTTCTGTGCCGTTCGGAGGCTTTAATGTACCAGGAATGGCAGGAAAAAGAACACCTTTTGCTGGACAGCGTATCGGTACTCGCTTTAAAGAGACCAATGTTGATTTTGTTGAAACAGTACTTAGACCTTGGATGATATCATGTTCGTATAAGGGTTTTTTTGCGTACGAAAATGAAAACGAGAGGGTAAAGTGTCCACACATGCAGATAATACACTTTTCAAGATACAGACATGCAAGATCTGCACCATATAATACTCAAGCTTTTAGACCAATACGCAAGATTTATAATTTTTACAATGTTGCTCCTGTTGAAATAGGTGATCATAATTACACATATGATGAAGATAGTGCTGTTAAGTTGAATTCTGTGGGATGGGTATTTGATAATCGCACAACACAATTTTCACAATGAATAATGATTTTTATATCGAGCAGTTTTTGCCGATATCCAAAAAAACTGTTCAAATCAAACAAATAAGTAATAAAACCTTTTTTGATTTGCAGAAATTTATAATATCGCAAAACAATAAAGCGACATGTAGATACTTAAATAATATTATTCAAACACATGTTATAGGCATTGAAGAAGATTTGAATATAATCGATAAAGCTGTGTGCCTGCTTAAGATACGCAGTATTAGTTGTGGTGATACTTTAAAATTTGTAAATTCTCTTGATGTAACTTACAACATTACAATTGATAGTATTCTAGAAAAGATAAACAACACCTCACATCTCTACGAACTAAATGAGGTGATAGCGAATAATATATTTGAAATTACAATAGACACGCCTCGTAATTTTATTATAAATCAGAATGAATGTCTGCATAGAATAATAAAATCAATTCGAATCACAGGAAGTAATGAATGTGTTGATTTTAATTTACTTGATGATGTGAAGAAAGATAACATTCTTGTTAAGCTAGATTCTTCCATAACAATAAAAATATACAACCTTATAGCGCTGCGTCAAAAAAATAACATTTGCATTAGCTCAAAAAATGAAAGTTTGAATATATCTGAGATTGCTATTAATCCCTATAATCAATCTATGTTTGAATTTATTAAGTTAATATTTAAAGATGATTTGGTTAGTTGTTTGAAAAATATATATGTGTTGTGTAGCAAAGCACATATAGAAGCTGAGTATATAATGAGTATTGCACCTGCAGAGGGCATTCTTTTACTTAATATGTATGTTGATGAAGTTGAAGAACAGAAAAAGCAGTTGACGAAACTTAACCCCAATCTAAATATACCAAATGAGTGAGTATCAAAATTTTATTGGTCAGTTAGAAGAAATTAATAAATCTGCTGTAGTAGATATATGGGTGCCGAGCGCTAAAAGAAAAGTAAAGTTCAAACCAATGAACGCGCTTCAACAACAAAATCTTATTAGCTTTATTATTGGCGATGGTGTTAAATCCAATACCATTGAAGCGCTCAATTGTGTTAATAAAATTTTATTGGAAAATTGCATTGAAGAGGTTGAACTGTATGTTATCGATAGAGAAGCAATTATTTTGCAATATAGATTAAATGATTCTGAAATTGAAGCTGCTGAAAAAAAGAATATTACAAGTGGTATAGATTATATCAAAAAGCAAAAAGAACCTACACAGAGCCACATTGAATGTAATGGGATTCGTGCTCATTTTACTATACCAACAATTAAACGCGATATTGCTGTTAATTCTTATTTTAGCCAGAGCGATGTTAGTGATATTGCACAAATGTATAATTTACAAATTATAAAGTATACAGAAGAAATTGAAATAGTAAATACAGGCACAAAAGTAAATTTTCAACAAAATAAATGTGGGGATCTTATTCCGATAATTCAGCACCTGCCAGTTACTATTAATAACAAAGCTTTAATACATGCAAAAAACATACATGAAAAATATATGAAGCTTACGACCAAGCCTCTATAATTTTTGATAAATATTCTGGATGAACCCCGAGGACATCCAGAATATTATAAAAGAGCTTTCAGAGACACTTGATAAGTTCACAAATGAAATAGGAGAAATTGTCCGTGGTTTACCGGTTGATGGCACTATCTCAAGTGTAATTGATACTGAAACACAGCACAATCAGGGCGATGATCTTACTGCTAAAGAGCGTAACAAGGTAAGAAAAACAGCAGATATTTTTGAAGAAGAATTTACTGACTTATTTAACAAACTTAAGCCAGTAAATGAGCGGGAAGATATACTTACAAATGAAACTGTTAATGTACAGTCTGTACGTATAACTGGCATAGATGATAGTGTTGTTGAAAGTTTAAAGGGCTCGTTCAGTGTACAAATGCCCGAAGAAGAAAAGGAAGGATTTTTAAGTAAATTACTTGGTTTAGGTGGTGGTGCTGCTGGTGTCGCTGCTGGAAGTGGATTAATGGCTGTAATAGGTGCTCTTACCGCGTTACCTAAAGCAGTACCAGGTATTCTAATCGCGCTTGGAACTATTATAGGTGTAGCTCTTGCAATATCCTCAGCTATTGCAATTGTTGTAGGCACTTTTTATTTATTAAGAGATATGTTTAAGGATATTATGCCTATAATACGTGATTTTGTTAGTTTATTTGTCGAAACATTAATTTCACTTCTTCCTTTCATCATTCCATTAATCGAGGCACTTACAGATGCTGTTATTAAATTATTTGATGCTTATATTAGTGGAATAGTCAAACTAAAACCTATATTTTCCTCTTTATTTGATTTTATAGTTGAATTTTTTAGTTCACCCGAAATAAGAGAATTTCTACTTGAAATCGTTCATTTAATTAAAGATGTAATCATAGAGCAAATAAATTATTTAAAAATCCTGATTTCATCTATAAAAGAAATTGTTATTGGTGTACTTGAAGCAATAACTTATCTCATAGATAATATTTCTAATATTTTAATACCTATTATTAATTTGCTCGATAATTTAATACAAGGTTTGCTCACGTCTATTACGTCAATTGTTTCAAGTGTAAGTAATTTAATACAAGGTTTGCTCACGTCTATTACGTCAATTGTTTCAAGTGTAAGTAATTTAATATCAGACATCGTTTTAGGTGCTGTCACTGCTTTAAATTCCGCACTTACAACTATTGCGTCAATTGTTTCAAGTGTAAGTAATTTAATATCAGACTTCGTTTTAGGTGCTGTCACTGCTTTAAATTCTGCACTTACAACTATTGCATCAATTGTTTCAAGTGTAAGTAATTTAATATCAAACATTGCTTCAAGTGCTGTCGCTGCTTTAAATTCTATATTTGAATTTATAAAGGATATATCAAGTAACGCAAAAGACTTTATAGAAAAAATAATTAATACTGGTGATCAATTTATTACTAATATCGTTGATAAATTATATACCTTGGTCTCAAGTGTACCAGATCTTTTCAAACGCATATTTGAAAACATACAGGAATTTACAGCAAGTGCTGATATCGGTAAAATATTTGAAGCTGCCAATGCAATAAAAGCCCTTACATCAGCATTAACTCAAATGGTCTTTAGCAATCTGTTAGACGGATTAACAAGCTTCTTTAGCTCCAACCCACTTGAACGTATCGGCAGCTTTCTCAATGACCTAGATAGCGCTAAAATAACAGCACTACAAAATTTGAGCACATCTATACAAAGTCTTTCAAATATGACATTTGACGCTCTTGATGGACTTGTCGATATTTTAGATGATATAATTGATTCGAGTGAGCGTGTTGTGGAGTCAATTGATAGAATTTTAAATGGCAGCTCAGGCATACTAGGCTTTAATAAAAGTGTGGGTATTAGTGAAGTAGCTCAAACGATTAGAGTTCAAACACAGCAAGACAATCAAATATTTTCATCTCTATTGAATAAATTAATTAATCTACAACAATCAATCGGTGCTAAACAGATAGAGTTGGCTATTGAAGCAAATAAGCATCTATATAACATATCTACATTAATAACCGGTAATAGAACTAATTTTACCGGAGCTCCTCAACTGACATTTAATAATATGCCACTTCAGAGCACAAGTGTACAGAAATATGAAATGATCAAAAGCACATACTCATAAATATATATATGAGTCTCTTTTACATCAGCGATAGCAATAGCATAGCTGGAAACAAATATTATTCAGCACGACCAGGCTATGAGGGCAGCGCTGCTAGGCGTGCACAATATGGTAGTAAGAACGTATATGCAAAAAGACTTAGCAGATCATCTTCAACTGAAAAAATAGATGTGTATGGATCATTTGATTGGTCGACAACACCCTATCCAACATGGCAAGAAAGTGATAGATCATTAATTCCTTACGGGCATTTAAAAGAATATAGAGTGCCTGATAGTACGGTTTGGAGAGCTATTGGATACTATATGTCGGCTTTTTTTAATACAGCGGGAGAATTCACTAGATTAAAAAATTTAATTGATGCTGTAAAAGAGTTTTTTAGTGGTGATGATATTAGTATACCGCAGCCGAGTTCTTCTAGTGATAATTGGCTTAAGCCATACGACGGACTCTATTCATTAGATGAACCAACCGGCTTTGAATATCTATTGCCATATTTTGATAATAAAGCAACAAATGATATTCAATCATCTTATTCTGATATATCAGCACCATTAGGCAATTTTGCAGATCCAATTGGTGCGCTATCAAAATTTACAGATATTGCATCTAGTATTTCAAAATTATTAGTATCACCTGGACAATATGTAGAGCGTCCAAAGCTTTACGATATTCAAGCAAGTAGCAAACAAACCATAACATTTTCTTTCCCACTCCTCAATACACTTAATTTTAAATCAGCAGTTAAGAATTATCAATTACTGTGGCTCCTATCGTTTCAAAATATACCGCAGCGTGTCACTAAATCAATTGTTGAATTGCCAAAAATTTATGAAATAAATGTACCTGGTGTGAGTTATATACGTTTTGGATATTTAGAGTCTATGAGTGTAAAGTTTATTGGTAATAGGCGTAATGTCACCATACCCATGCCATCCAGTGTTGGTTTAAGTCCACAAATAACAGCAATTATGCCAGATGCTTATAATGTTGAAATGCGCTTTTCATCTCTCACTATCAATGCTGCAAATATGATGTTAGAAAATTGGAACAAATCCTCTTAATATGCAAGTACCACAAAAACCTATTAATATCAGTGAAATTCCTCAAATTAGAGGTAATTTTTACGAGAATATCTTTAATGTGTATCAAACACAGGATGATAATATGTTTTTCTACTACAATTTAGGCAAAAAAATTGTCTTTGATATCGAAAATGTTAGTGATGAATATGTTGAGTATGTGTATATAGATGCACCAATGCCTTGGACTACGATTAGTTATAGATTGTATGGTACTATAAATCTGTGGTGGTTGATAGTATCGTTAAATAATTTAAATCCTATTGATATTCCGCCTGCAAATTCTGTTTTCATGGTTATAAAAAGAGACAACTTGCAGCAAATACTTAATACAATTAATCAATGAATATAGAGCAATTTGATACACGCTATTTTAAATTTGACATTATACTCAAAGATACAAAAGATAATGCTATTCAATTGAATAGCAGTTCAGTTGAAAACTTAACAATTGAGGATAATATTTTTATACCATTTGTCACAGGCAGCATTGTTGTTAGCAATTCACGAGATGGTCTACAAACTACATTAGACGATGAAAAGCGCTTGGATTTCGCGGGTACGAATCACGATTTATTAATTGTAGAAATATTACCTACTGTAACTGGAAATATTGAAAGTGATAACAATAATGAAAAAATAAGAGAAATTTTTGGATTAAATTTTGTATTTGCGTTAAATGAATTGCAAGATTTGGATGATCCATCAAATCGAACATCTAACGTTATGAATTTTCGAGACATACATCATCAATTTATGCTTGAAAAAACGTGTGAAATTACCTCGTCTGATATTGTTGCTGCAGAAAAAAATGTTGATGTAACAGATTTTACAAATTCAGAGCGAAGCGTTCAAACTGGAGTCATTCTAAAAGAAATAATTAAAAAGACGTTTGAAAAAGACGATGATGAAGAGGATACAATTATTGATGTAGAGAATTTTGATTTAGGAAAATATAAAATACTCTGGAATAGCGCTGGCAATTCAAATTCGTTTCAACATTTAATGCACGTGTGGAGTAAACATCAATCTGAAGAGAAAGAAGATCATTGTTTGATACAATTTGATAGAACCACGCACAAATTTTCAAATATATCTCTTGCTAAAATATTTGAAAAGCAGGAAGACGAACCTAAAAAATACGTGCTTGAAACTTTTATTTTTGATAGCAATATTGCTGGACAGCGAAATACAAAAAGTAAATTAGGTTTAGGGCTAGATAAACTTTGTTTTATAATCGATCATAAATTGACACCAATCAATGGAAATGAGTTTAGTAAAAACATATCCAATCAAGTATACAATACACACGTAGCAGCCGACAGAAATATATATCTCGGCACCAGTAACAGCAACATACAGGCAGTTTTTGATAGATATAAAGAGCTTTATGTTGATTCCTTACAGAATTATGATACAAACGTTGTTCCATCAATTGATTTGGATCAATTTATTGATAACAAAGAATCAAGCCAAGAATCAAGCCAAGAATCTGCACCATCTACAGCTCGTAAAAAAACGGGTCGTAGAAGTGGTCATAGTAATTTACGTCAAAAAGTCGTGACATCAACAGGCCCAATTAATCAAAATAATATTTTAACAAATAATATGCTTTTGGATTTATTTATAAGTAGTGGAGACAATATTATTTTTAGAGCTCTCGGCTCAACACATAGGAGAAGTGGCAAGTTTATAGACATAGCGTCAGAGACCACATTAACTAATACAACTGTTGCAGATAATATTCTCGGGCGGTGGTTTGTCACAAGTGTCAAACATGTATTTTCAGACAGCCAATATTTTAATATAATTGAAGCAGTAAAAACATATAGAACAAAATAATGTATACAGTTAACGTAATTCCTCATTTTGTAGATTCCTCTGCACTAATTAACACAAGATTTATGCAGAAAAACACTAACTTATGTGCGGAAGTTAGTGAGCTCAGTAGCGAGTATGTACTTGCATTTGATTATAAAACATTTTTAGGGTCAGCAAACGTAGAGGCTACTCTACGCAATTATATGTATGATGTAATTACGCGAGGAGCTGATCTACAACCACAAACAATACTCTACCATGTAAGGCGTATTGAAAATTTGCCTCAAAATTTTAAAAATAATATTGTTTCGGAAATTGATCTTGCTTTTAGAACAGCAACTAGTGGCTCGGTAGGAGGAGATTCCTTAGCAAGTAAAATTTCAAATTTGCTGCTCGCGCTTAAACTTGTCTGTAATTATTTTGAGTCAATTTCTGATGCAATTGCAATGATGGCACTAATACAGCAATCAGATACACCAAACGCTGCGCCACCATGGACAAATGAATATATACCGCCTCCTAGATATGTTCCAGACGTCTCGTATACAAAAATATCTACCGGGGCACAAAATCTAGTAACTACTGCGTCATATGCAACTAGAGCGGTCACCAATACAGGTGTTTCCTCTATTGTCAGCGGTAGAATATCTACTGAAGACAGCCTTTTAAAGCAGAAAACAGGTATGAGCTTTACATCTCACGGAGAATATCTTGTCTCTGATACGTTTCCTTACTTTATAACAGCTGAAAATGCTGCGAGTATATTAAAACAAATTGAAGATCTTCTTGGTGATTGTTTTCGCTTATATGACTATAAGTATACATATAATCCACTCGACGAAGAAATGAATAAAGCTGTTGCTGTAAATCAGCATACTACTGTTTATTCAGAAAAAGCTACACACACACTAAATATATTTGGAAAGCCTAAAGTACCCACAACAAAGCCAGACAAAATGAGTATAAAAGATTTCCTCGACTATAAGGAGAGCAATTATGAGTATGATGATGAAGAAAATAGAAACAGATATCCTGAGACTGGAAAGCAGACTACCACTGACAGTTAAGTTTTTTTTGACTCTTCTACCTCAACATCCACTGCTTCTTCCTCTGGCTCCTCTAATAATTCCATTAGTTGAGATCGTGTCATCACCAATTTGGTAATGTTGTCACGCTGATTTATCAGCTGCTTAGACTCAATATCCATTGTTTTTAATTTAACACTGGTATTTGTTTTCTTATTAACTGCAAGTACTTTATTAAGAGTTTCAATAGCAGAGGTAGCAGCATTAATTAAATTGGAGAGTGCTTCTGCAGATTCTTCAGATGGCGCGGATGATAATATATCTTTATATTCATCAAAAACTTCTAGACTTTTTGTAATAAGATCGCTAGACTTATCTATAATAAATTGCTCTAGTTTTTCAGGGTCTATCTTTTCTTTATTCTGCTTAGCTTTTTTCTCAGGGACATTAACATCCTTTAATTGACTAAGAATGCTATTTACAGCCTCTTCTGTAGTATTATCTTGCATCTATAATATTTATATATTTTCTGGAAGTTTTAAACAGAAAGAATATATTGTAATATGAATATATTTGAAAATAAAGATATAAATGAAGTGGTAAAGATAGATGCAGTAATAAAATTTGAACGTACCGATACATTAGCTATACTTCCAACAAAAAATCACGAATCTGATACTGGATTTGATGTTTATTGTATTGAATCGAAAGTGATTCCAGCGCGTGGTTCTGCTGTTGTAGGTGTGGGGTTAAAGTTCGCTCATATTACACCTGGTTATTGGGTAAGGGTAGAGGGGAGAAGCGGTTTAGGATTTAAGCACGGTATTCTTCCTCACCCCGGAATTATCGATAATGGTTATAGAGGTGATGCCGGCATTAAATTGTATAATTTTACTGATAAAGATTACGCAGTAACACGTGGTGACCGAATTGCACAATTTGTAATTTACAAGAATTACAAAGTTGTAATCGAAGAAGGTGAGCAGGTAACATCTGCGAGAGGTGATAGAGGCTTCGGTAGTTCTGGAAATTAATTTATGAATTTTGATTCGCTTTGGATAGAAAAGTATCGTCCCAAAACATTATCAGAAATGGTAATTGATGACGAATCTAGAAAAATAATTCTACAATACACACAGACAAAAGAAATACCCAATATACTTCTATCAGGCAATTCTGGTATAGGTAAGACGTGTCTAGCTCGTATTATCTGTGACGACATTTTAAATTGTCAAAGATTATACATTAATGCATCTGATGAAAACGGTATCGAGACTGTCCGTAGTAAAATTAATACGTTTGCACAGACGAAGAGCTTAGACGGTAAAATAAAGGTTGTTTTATTAGACGAATGTGATGGTTTCTCTGAGCAAGGACAACGTGCACTGCGTAATGTTATGGAAGAATACGCACGCTATACCCGCTTTATTCTAACAGCAAATTACCTACACAAAATAATTCCTGCACTTCAGAGTCGCTGTCAAAATATTCAATTTAAAACTAGTATCTCTAGCATACTAGAGCGGTGCGTTTATATATTAAAGCAAGAGAATATCTCTTTAAAAACACAAGAACAAGAAAAGCAACTTGTGCTTATTGTTCGTGCTAGTTTTCCAGATATACGTAAAACAATTAACACGTTGCAAAAATTTTGCGTTGATGGCGTACTGGAAAGTTCATCGATAACGGATACTGAATATAGTGTAGCTCAAAAACTATTACACCTCCTATTCGAAACAGAAGATGTAGTTAAAATACGAAAATTCTTAATTACACACGAACAAGATTTTTCTAATAATTATAGTGCTTTGTTAAAAAATATGCTTCAGTGTGTGTATGAGGGGAATTATAATAATAATGTCAAGCAATTGTTAATTTGTATATTAGGTGAACACGTTTACAGGTGCGCATTTGCTGTAGATCAAGAGATAAATGCATATCACTGCATGATCAATATCTCTCAGGCTATTAAGAATTAATTCTTAAAGTACTTGACATACTTAGCCGTCTCGCTAGGAATCTTCACATTCTTATTAGATAGAGTGGTATCAGATTTAGCAAGCTTACCTCCCTGCTGTGTTTTGCGAGTCTGAATAATCATTTCTTCATCTTCAGAAACACTTTTGAGTGGCTCTGGTTTAAGTGTTACCATATTATCACGTCTAATAGCGTCAGGCAGTGGCGCATAGTTAATACCATAGTCGATACGTTCTAATATATCGGCAGGTACGGTAAGAGCACAGTGATATCTACCACCACCATAATCAAGACCAATATCAACACTAACACATCCATTAGTATTATTTTCATTACCTGGCTGTGAGGAAGGATATTTGTTTTTGATATTAATAATTCGAAGATTCATATTTTCAGACATCTTCTCCACCTCTTTCACCGCGTCTTGTATTGAAGTTGTGAGGTCTTTAAAGCTATCTTTTGTGCTATATCCGCTACAAAACTTAACATAATCTCCCACTAAGAAACCGCCTCGCTGAAATCTTGAGAGTGTATTTTCTAGTAAAGTATTAAATGCGCTATTCATTGATATTATTTATTCAGAAAAGTGAATAAATACTAATATGTCAAATGTAAACTTAGTTCTTCCTAAAAAGGAGGTAGGAGAAAAATTTGTTTTTTCAGATTTACAGCTAGATTTATCTACACAAAATCTAGTTACTAACGAGGCTCAAAAAAATACACAACAGTATGATATTGTAGCAGATTATGATCTTGCCGCAATTCGTAATAGTATTATAAATTTGTTTTTAACTAGTCCGGGTGATAAAATTTTAAATCCAGAGTTTGGTATGGATATAAGAGATTATTTGTTTTTACCAACTACAACATCTACTGCGGCTATTATTAAAGATAAGATACAAACTAATATTAAAAAATTTGAACCAAGAGTCACTATAGTATCTTTAAGTGTTATTCCAGATATCGATAACAATCAATATGAGATAAATATAGTTATAGGCGTGCCATTTCTTCAAGTAGATGATTATATTCTTAATTTTTATTTGAATAGTGAAGGTTATCTTGTCTTTTAAATAATATGTCCGCAGAAAACTTTACAGAATTTACTCTCTCAAAAGATGCTTATGCAGCGTTTGATGCTGTAAGCATGAAGAGCCTCATTATAAGTCGATTAAAAGAAAGTAATATTTTTACTGATCAAGCTTTTGAAGGAAGCAATCTTTCGTCTTTAATTGATATAATTGCTTATGCGTACCATGTAACATTATTTTATCTCAACAATCAAGCGTCCGAGGCGTATTTTAATCAAGCAACATTATATGAAAATTTAAATAAAATTGTAAATTTAATTGGCTATAATCCTAACGGATCACAAACATCTATACTCTCTTTTACTGCACAAGCGCAATCAAATCTTGCAGTTGATAATTATGTTATTCCTCGTTTTTCATACGTTATATCAAACGGTATAACGTATTCATTAGCATCAGATGTATATTTTGAAAAAACAACTACTTCTTCTGAGACACTTGAGTCGATCGGACAGCAGAATCTATTATATCAAGGGCAATTTAAAGAATATCCACTACAGACTGCGCTTGGGCAGGAATTTGAAACATTAACAATTGCGGTGGATAGTATTATAACTAATGCAGATGAATTTATTGACTATAATAACATATTTGTGTTTATTAAAAATGTTAATACGGAGGTATGGAGTGAGTGGAAGGTTGTTCCGAGTTTGTTTGATCAAAATTCAAACTCTAAAGTTTTTGAAAAGCGTTTGAATGAAGGTGGTAGATATGAGCTCAAGTTTGGCGATGGTATTACGGGTAAGAAATTAAATGAAGGAGATCAAATCACAATATATTACCTGCAAAGCACGGGTTCAAGAGGTGTGGTAAGCGCACTTACATTTAATAATTCGAAATTTGTTAGATTTACAACGCCACAGTTTCGCCTAATTTCAAGTGATGTCTATTCAACAACTCCATTAATATCGCAAGATAATCTAAACTACGTCCTTATTACAAATAACAACAGATCGACCAATCCACGATCATTAGAAACAGTAGAAGAAATACGTGCCAATGCACCTAAAGTTTTTGCAGCACAGAACCGCGCTGTAACAGCAAACGACTTTGATATATATGTCAGACGAAATTTTTCTAATCTAATTCATGATATCTCTGTTATGAGTAATACTGAATATATAGACAGTGTTGTTAAATATCTTTACGATATTGGAATTGAGCGTCCTAATGACGATAGCAGAGTTCTACTTAGTCAAATTAGATTTGCTGATTCGTGTGATTTTAATAATGTTTATATATTTGTGGTACCGCGCAACTTTATTGTAAGCAATAATATACCGCTTTCTATACCCGATTCTTTAAAACAGTTGATTGTTACTAGCCTTGAAAATCTAAAAATGCAAAACATTGAGGTGGTGATTATCGATCCAGTTTATATGGCATTAGATTTAGCTGTCAAAGGGCAAGATGAGACTGCTGCTGTTAGTTTTCGCGATAATACAAACCTGGTCATTAAGCGCTCATCAAATAGTAGAATATCTCTTAATCAAATAAAAACAAATGTGTATAATGCTATTGCAGACTTTTTTGATATAAGTAATATTACACTTGGAAGCTCTTTAGATTTTTCAACATTAACTAAGAACGTTCTAGCTATACCGGGCGTGGAGAGCGTATCTACAGTTAGACAAACTGCAGATACGGTATATGAGGTTAGTGGTTTTAGCTTTGTATCGTGGAATCCGTACTATGATACGGAAGATATATCTATTACTCAGCAAAACTTAAAATTTCCTAACTTTAAGTTTCCATTTTTTGCTGGATTTGAGACTCTCAATGATAGAATTATAGTTTCATGAGTGTACAGTATGATTATACATATTTTGATTCTCTAAACTTCGCAAACGTTGTTGCGACGTCTGGTTATTCATTAGAAATAAGCCCCTTTACATTTAGGCCACGTATAGATAATTCTATATATTCTAACGATCGCATTTCTTGGGATTTTGGAGACGGTACAACATCAACCGCAGTAACTGCAACACACTATTACAAATTACCTGGCAGATATAAAGTAACAATGTATTTGTATGATGGTGAAGGTAAATCATATTTAAATTCATCACACCTCTTCATAAATGTATATGACTATATTAGTGATAGCATAGTATTGTCTGCTACGAACTTAAAGTTCAATACATCTGTTGTAGCGAGAAATGTATTTGATGTATATAGATATAATTCATGGCAAACATACAGCGCACTTAGTGCCAACGGATACACTATTCAATTATCTGTTAGTGGTAATAATGCACCATTTATTACACAAGAAGAGTATGATAAGCAAAAATACGGACACTTATCAAAGTATAGTCAATTTTTTCAATTACAATATAATACAAGAACGGGTTTAGAAGAATTTGTTGCGGCAGATAAAATTCTAACAGACAACGTAACTTTATTTGCTCGCTTAACAAATAGTGAGATAAACTTATGTCAGGAGAGCGATGAGGGCGCAATTTTTGTCGGTACGTCTGGTAGAGCAACGTGTTCTTTTAAAGATGATATACCTACTCAAACAAATCCTACCGCTATTTTTGCTTTTTTTAACAACGCACACTTTTATGATAATGACAATATAGACATTGAATATTTAGATTCACAACGCTCTGTACATTCAACAAATGCACAAACTTTTTACTGCACAACAACGGCATCACCACCAGCCGGTTTAAGTATAACAAGTACTGGATTAAGTAGTATGCAAATTAATCCTATACAGTTTGTTAATACACGCATTCCGTTTGTTGTTAATATAATAGATGAATATGATGCACCATGTAAGTTTTGTTTTAATCTTAAACGCCTGTGTAATATAGGAACTCTTTCTGCGAACACAATACAATTAAGCGCTATTGACTCATCTACTTCGACAGTAATTTCCGCAGCCTTTGTAAATAATTTTGAAATTTTTACAAATGAAGATGTGGGCATATATAAAGGGTACTGTTCATTTAGTGTACCACAGACTGGTGTGAGATTATCTGTTGTGGCTGCTGTAAGCTCTGTCTTTGGAGAGCAAACATTGTCTGCAGTTTCAAATGAGTTTTCTGTATTGCGTAATGATAATGATATTGCAAAAATTGGAGAGAATTTTGACTGGGCTAATACATACAAGAGTTATAGATTTCAAGAAAATCTTTTAACAAAAGATATATTCTTTGATGACTTTCTTGGCACAATAGTAGGAAATGTATCTGCTTCAACCGATTCTATCGGCAAGCGAATACAATCAAAAATTAATAATTTTGTCGACAATACACAAAATATTGACAGCTGTAATATACAAGCATTATATAGCCATATTCAATTACTACAAGCATTTTCAAAGCAATTTGAGCGTTATAATTTCTCTGTTCCTGCAGATTTAGCACGCTTAATGGATATATTGAGTATAAAGCAGAGCAAACTTTGGGGTAAACAAAACGAGTTTAATCTCAGCTTTGACTCAAAAGGATATATACACAGTAATATATATGGCATTAATAAGGGTGATGAGCTTGATGTATTAACTACGATACTTACAGCTGGTAGCAGTGCAGGTAATATCGTAGCATATGAGCGTTTTAGCGATACCTACAAATTAATTAATACTGATATATTAAGTTCAGCAAATATTAATTTTATTGATAGCGAAAACCTCACATACCCACTAAGTGCATATAATGATTATTGGGGATGGGGGTTAGTATTGCCAAACAATTTTGACCCAATTTACTTTGATCAATATTATAAATTTTACGAATATTTAGATAATAGACAAGAGGAATATTTGGACGGGATTATAAACTGGTCTGATAACAACAATACATTAATTCGTACTCTATCAAGCCACACACTATGGACAAGCAATACTGGCACAATGCATATTTTGCTAGCTAATGCACTTGCTGATGGCTTAGGTCTATTTGGTCCAATATCCAACCAATATGCGCCACCGTATGGTGATATCTATGGATCTATTGATGCAAGTGCAATATGCGGAATTGAAGATGTTGTCGAATAAATAAACATATGAAGTATTCAGGTGAACTAGAAAAAATTTGGGAGAATTATGTTAGTCAAGATTCTATAACAATGAAAGCTGATCAAGAGTCAGGCATGCCGCTTAGTACATCACCTGTTCCAGATGAGAATTGTGAAGAAGTCGATGAAGATCATGAACAAGATGAAATTGATATAGCGCGCGGCGGATTAAAATCAATTATTGCTCGTGCAGAAGAAATATTAAAATCACTAGAAAATACACAGACAATGCCTGCGTGGACACACGGTAAAATTGCTGTTGCTAATCAATATATAGTTGATGTATCACAGTGCTTTACAGATAAAGAAGATACAGACACTATGCTTGCAATTAATTTTGTCGGTATGGCGTCATAGTAAATGCTTTTTTCTGTTCTTCAAGCATTTGATTCAATGTAAAATTAGTGGACTGCATCCAGTATAATTGTTGTAACTGAAGATCGTGATTTTCTTTTCTTGCCTCTCTCAAATCAACATACATAAAAGCACAAGCAGCAAGCAATAGCAGAGCAGTAACTGCCCAGAGTCCATACTTTTGCATTATCAGAGATAGTATTTTTAATATTGTATCTGTCATTTTAATTTAAAGAATCCCACAAAGATTTGTAATACATTCCATATTGAACCATAATTTGTCTGAATCTCAAAGTAGCAATTTCATGTATCGCGCCATCTTTGTCTGCAATAGTCTGAATTGTAGTGTTGTCTATCAACCCCAAGTCCAAAGCTTCTTTGACTAGAGCAAGCATTTGGGTAAACGCAAATCGGTCTGCATCTTCTAGTTTTAAAACGAAGTTTTCTGGTTCCACCAAGAAGCCTTCGTTTATTTTCGAATTAAAATTGTCGATTTTAGCTTTTTCAGCTTTTTGAGCAGCAATTTCATCTATCGTTTCTTGTGGTAAATCTTCGATCTGATATGTATTTGTCTCCATGTCATAAATCACAGTTTGGGTATCTGGATCGTAGTCTGGAATAGGTGGATGCTCGACTTTTGGAGGATCTTCTCTCACAGACCATCCCTTTCTAAGAAGTTTGTCTATTACAGCTTGATCATTTTCTTTTCGAACGAGTTCATTGAATGTTAATATGGTCATAGATTTATTTATAAAAATTAATAATTGAGAAATGGTGATGTAGGAACAGCGGTTACATCGCGAGCAATGCCTTTAGTTAACCGTATATCATCCATCTGCCCGTTGACGGATGAGTTAGCTTGGGCATTCGCAGCGCCACCGACCGCAGTCAAATTCGTCGCAGACGGTTTCACAATGGTCGCAGCATTAATGGTAAACTTCAGCGAGCCATCAATGTAACATTTGATGCTTGCGCCATCACTGACGAGAGCCACATAATACCAAGTACCCGCAGACATACCGCTGGAGGCAGAGCCAGAACTGAACGTGGAGCCGTTCCAGTATTGAAAATACAAGGTACCGTTAAAAAGAAAAAATGCATACATCCAGCCGTTGACCGCATTCCATCCGCTGGTTCCCCCTCCCCTCGAAAACAAAACTTTCTGCCCAGACATGTTGGCAGGGTTTAACCAGCATTCAAATGTCCAAGGTTCGGCACTCAGTCCAATATCGAAATCGGTTGAATCAGTGATTTGAAGTCGATCTGTGCCGCCATTAAGCAAAGCCGAGCCAGTCCCGAACTTTTTGTCGGCGGTATCTACTTCGGCCCCGTAAGCTGTAATCGTGTGGCTAGAACTGCTTGAATCAATAAACGTTGTGGATTCATCGTCTCCATCACAATGGAGCAGCAACACCACATCGCCAAAATAAGGATCTGTCTCTATCTCTACCTTTGCAAATGGCGATTCAGGAGGTGTAAAATCTTCAGTGTAAACAGCTACTCCTTTTACAAGTCGAATCTCATCCATGTAGCCACCGAACCGACCATAACCGTTGTCGGACCCGATGTAGACAGGAGAGCTTGCGTTATACAGAGGGTCAGACGTTGTGATTGTGACGCCAGTCTGTACACCGTCGATATAAACTTTTAAAGAACTACCGCTACGAACTAGGGCATAGTGATGTTCTGTGTTAGCTGTGAATCCTCCAATAGAAATGGGAGAGAGCCATGCTGATCCAGTAACGGAAAAGTAAGTGTAAAGTACCGACCCATTAAGGAAAATCAGAAACGGGGAATACTCAGCATTTGAGTTTCTTTGTACACACAAAACCTGAACACTCAGAACATGAACTGGGCGAAAGAAAAACTCCAAAGTGAAATCTTCGTCCGCAACATCAAAAGCTGGAGAGTCTGGAATTGAAAAATTCCCGTTCACAGAATCAAACTGCATCGCACCATCAAACTTGTGGTTTCGAATGATGCGGAGACTTCCGTCTTCCGTGACAGTATGAGAGTGCGAAGAGCTATCTACTATTTCGGTGTCTCCTTCATCTCCTGTTGCTTGAATCAGAAGTGCGGTGTTTGACCATTCTGGATCAGATACCCCGACAGGATGTCTGGTTGCAGGAATATCGTATGTAGCAAAATTATAACGAGCCGCTTTAGTAATGCGAACTTCGTCAATGTACCCGTAAAATCCTGCATTAGAATTAGCATCATCACCTATAGTAATAGGTCCTGTGCCGTTGTTTATGATCGCCGTACCCATGTAATAGGGTTTCGAGACTATCTCACCGTCAATAAACATAGCGACCCAAGCGCCCTGCCGCACGACTGCGATTTTGAACCATTCGTTGAGTTTTGGCCATGTGGTAAGGGGAATGGCATATATGGCTGACCCAGTGTTGTAATAAAATCCTAAACTGGGACCAATCCCCAAAAACCAGCTAAGACTTCCACTCGTCCATCTGGAGAGTATTGTTCTCGAATTTGAGCTTGTGGAGTAGCACCAGCACTCTATAGTAAAATCTCCATTACCAAGTTCCAAATCTGGATCGTCTGCGATGCTCAAATAAGAAGAGCCATTTACAGACAAAGAGGTGTTTCCAAATTTAGCTTGATCTGTTGAGGTTTGTGGTGTGCCAGATGTGCTTACTACATGACCAAATGACGATGAGTCCGTAAAAGTGGATTCTCCGTCTTCCCCCTCCATTTTCAGCAAAAGAACTGTATCGTCCCAATAAGGATCACCAGAATCTTCTGGCAACGTTTCGGTTTCAGGTGGATGCGATGAAGTGTATCTTGCGACATTCTTGGTGATCCTCACGTCATCGACAAGTCCTACAACGGGATACAAATTTGCTGCTCCGTATTTTCCGATGTAGAGATCATCTGAGTTACTGAGTGATGCCGACGATGTCCCTGACCCGACTAATTGACCGTCCCTGTACATCAGGACAGTCTCTCCTTTTCTTGTCACGACGTGATGGCACAAATCATTGTTCGTTGGATTTGTCCATGTTGCCACCACCATGGTTCCATTCAGGTATGTCCGAAATTGAGAAGTGGCGCTGTAGCTTTGTATCACTATTCCGCCCGCACCTACGTAGCCCTTGTCATAAATAGTCTGGTTTGATTGAAAAGTCTGGAAAGCATACCAAAACTCAATGGTAAAATCCCCAGTTCCAAAATCAAACTCCGAAGAATGAGGAATTTGTAGTGAGCCTCCATTATCAAGGTAAAGTGATGTCGGAAAATTTGGTTTGTTGCGAATTTTTGCATTACCATTCGCCGTGATGGTGTGGTTCCAAAAACTGGAATCCACAATGGAAGTAGCACCGTCGGCGTCATCAGCATGGACGAGCAAAGATGTGTTGGCACGGAAGTTCGGGAATGCTGCCGTTGGAACAGTCGTACAATCCCTAGCTACGCCCACAGTTACACGAACATCATCAATCCAAGAGCGTGAGTAATTAATGTTTCCATAGATTCCGCCTATATTTACATCTCTAACGCTACCATCGTGAGCAGTGGCAATTGTTGCCGAAGAAATAAGAGAGCCATTGATTCTGAACTCGAAGTTAGAGCCAGATCGAGTTACTGACACATAATAAAATGTGCCTAGCGTCATGTTTATAGCTGATGTGCCTATAACCGTACTTGTTGCAAAACCGTTGAAAGAAATCTGAATCCGAACATCATCCGTTCCACTAGCCCCTATTCTTAAAAACTGCGATAAAAAAATCGTTCGACCATTGATAAAACCGCTGCTTGAATCTGGAGCTACCCATAACTCCACTGTCCAATCCTCAGTTGTAACACCAAATCTTCCATCGTCTGTTACAGTGAGCATATTATTATTCGCTCTTGCTGATTGAGAGCCTGCTCCCCATTTTTTGACGCTAGAATCAAATGTTGCAGAATTGACTGTGACTGTTGCGGGAGAACTAGACGAATCTAAGAAGCTAGATTCGTCATTATGCAGCAATAAGACCACGTTATCGAAATACGGATCTCCCGGTTCTTCTTCAACTGTAGATGAAGCTCTAAAAGATTTTCTTCTATTTGGAAGTATTACCATATTACTGGATTAGTATTTAGTTCTTTATATTGTATAGATACGCCAATCAATCTTGCATCAACACCAAGAGTGTCGCTTGCATCCCCTACTTCTCTTGTTACTTCAAAAATTATTAAATCTCCAAGAGCAGGAGTTCCACCAACTGTCAATGCAGACGAAGCAGATGAAATGTGCGAATCGTCCGCTGTTATAAGAGTGTCTGTTACTAACTGTTCTGTTCCATATGCAGAGTCTATAGCATCATCATCAGAATTTGCTTTAGCTCTAATACCAAATACAACAGATCCTGATCCACTAGCAGCAGTCCAATAAAATTTTACCATTATTGTTCCTAAATCCCACTCATCAGGCATTGCCAAAGAAAAATTAACACCTTCCTCTGTCGCCGCATCAAAGTCAAAAACATCTAAATTTACACCATTTGTAGCAAATTCTACTGTTTGAGGATCAGCACCATTGGTAGTTCTTGGAACCATTGCACCTGCACCAATCCATATATCTCTATATAATCCAACGGGTGTTGAGCTTAGAGCGGACAAACTGACAGTATTACCATTAGAAATAGATAAAACTCCATTTGAGTCGTTGAAAGATAGTGTTTGAGGAGAACCACCTGTGCCCCAGTTACCACTTTCTGATTGGACTGTTGTATATGTGCTTTCCCAATTTGCTGTCAGTTCTCTTACCGCAGTATCTGCTCCAGATCCGCCGCCACCTCCCCCAGCACTCCACGTTGCACTATTAGAATTAACAGTTGTGTATACTGATGTGTTATTAGCGCTTTGAGCCGAGAAATCAGTATAAGTGTTCTCCCAATTCGCGGTTAATGATTTTACGTCAGAGCCTTGATAATTCCATGATCCACTTGTATCATAAACTGTTGTATAAGTGTTCTCCCAATTCGCGGTTAATGATTTTATATCGCTTCCTTGATAATTCCACGATCCACTTGTATCATAAACTGTTGTATATGTAGAATAATAATTAGCACTCTGTGTTAAATACTCTGTATATGTACTATCCCAGTTAGCACTATTGGATTGAACAGTAGAGTAAACTGATGCATTGTCACCACTTTGTACGCTAAAATATGTATAAGTGTTCTCCCAATTAGAGGTTAGTGATCTTAATTGTGTATCGACTGATGTATCAATTGCCCACTGAGCACTACTTGTGTTAACAGTAGTATATGTACTCTCCCAATTAGATGTTAATGATTTTACATCTGTACCTTGATAATTCCAAGTATCAGCAGAATTAGATTGAACTGTAGAATAAACTGATGTATTATCAGCACTTTGTGTATTAAAAGATGAATATACACTACTCCAACTACTGCTATTGGTTTGAACATTCGTGTATGTTGAATTCCATTGTTGTGAATTGCCAGACTGACTGTAAACCTCTCCGGTCGTTGAAAGTGTTCCTGTTAGTGTACCTCCTGATAGAGGTAAGTAATTTGTTTCAAGAGCCTTTGGATACCACACACCTGATAAAGAATTAAATGTTAGAACATTGTCGTTTTCAGGTGTTATATTTGCAACATCATGCAATTCGTCAAGATGATATCCATGTTCAGCTCTAACAAAGAAACCACGTTTATTACCATTTACAGATATTACCATTGCTGCTGGTATATCTTTGTTTGGTGCTATTGGTGGTGTAGATGTAAATTTTCCTGCTTGTGTAGCACTTGGGTACAAGATAGTACCAATTGGCCACGCACTCAATGCACCTACATCATCTGTTGCTTGTACTTGACTCGCTACAACATCACGAACCTTACCAAATGTTGTGATAAAGCCAAAATCATTATCAGCTAAATCTTGCGTAGCAACACCTAAGAAATATAACTCATTAACATCATTTACACCCGCTCTATATGCACTAACAGTAATGTTACCAGAGCCTCCTCCCGATGCACCAGAAGCATAAACTGGCATTCCATTATATATTATTTCACCTGATGTATTTTTAACTTGAATCAATGTCTCTTGACCAAGTTGCAAAGTAACGCTATCATTAATACCTAAATTGAGTGTGGATTCTTCAGCATTCCATGTCAACAGTCCTGGTTCTGAAGCTACACCTGCTGTCAAAGTAAATTGTATTGAATCAATAGCAGTAATATCGCCTTGAATTTCTAAATCACCAGTCAATGTGCCGCCCGAAAGTGGTAAATAGTCACCAAAAACAGCAGGTCCATTACCACTTAATGCAGATAAACTAACAGTGTTTCCATCGCTTATAGAAAGCAAACTTGAACTTTCATCAAATGAAAGATTCTGTGGTGTACCTCCCGCGCCCCACGCAGCACTGTTTGTGTTAACAGTTGTATATGTATTATCCCAATTAGCAGTAAGAGATTTTACATCAGAGCCTTGATAGTTCCACGATCCACTTGTATCATAAACTGTTGTGTAAACATCGTTCCAATTAGCACTACTGCTGTTAATTATCGTGTATGTACTCTCCCAGTTCGCAGTTAATGCTTTTATATCACTTCCTTGATAATTCCAATCACCACTACTAGAGTTAACATTTGTATATACACTATCCCAATTAGCACTGTTTGATCGAACAAGAGTATTTACAAATACATCTCCACTATTACTACTACTCAATGCAGATAGGCTAACTGTGTTTCCGTAGCTTATAGAAAGGGTGTTAGAGTCTTCATCAAATGAAAGATTTTGTGGTATACTTCCCGCGCTCCACGTTGCACTATTTGACTCGACAGTAGTATAAGTACTATTCCAATTAGCACTATTACCACTTACATTTGTATAGAGATATGTTTGTGGTATATTATATGATCCAGGATCTCTCATCCTAGTTATTTATTTACCCAACTACTAAGCCGCGCATATTAGTAAATACTGTACTTACAAAATACACACTCTCGCAACTTAATTATATTTTAATTCTCTGTACATTAGGCAACATTTCTTTCATTTGCTGTAATGAATATTTTCTAGCAAAAGGTGTATCTCTTACATCGATGCGCTCACACTTAAAGTCTCTAGGAATTGTTTCAATTTGAGATCCCTTGAAGTAACCATAGGTAACTTTAAGACCTTGAGGAATAGTTTTTATTGATGTATCTTGTATATTCAGTACAATATCTATATATAAATAATCTGGTAATGATGTTATTCCAGATCCTGTAATGTTTAAACTCTTGCACTTTAAGGTTCGTGGCAAGGTTGTAATATTTTTGCAATATTGTAATTGAAATATGCCATGTACTGTTAATTTATCTGGATTTAAAGCGGCAATTTTTGAATTTTGTAAATTTAATTTACCATTCACTTCAACGATATTTTGCAACGAACTAATGTTTGAACCGCTTAGATCCACTTCCCTGTCTATAGAGCGTATATTATTTGGTAATGTAGTAAATGGTGCGCTTCTTAAATCTAATATTTCACCTTCATACCTACCTTCTAACCAATCCTTTAAATTTTGCTGTGATTTTATTCCAAGCTGTTTGTTGCGTTCTAGATATATTTTTTTATCTACAAATATATCTTTTGTGGTTTTACCATCTAAAAACGGTTCAATAATTTTTAAATATTCAGAAAAATCTTGTTGAGGCATAGTTTTGTCGGTAGCTGTCACACCAGATAACCCTTTGGCATATTGATTACCATCTTCAGGCCCAACAACAACTGCTACTATCAAATATTGATTACTGTTGAACTTTTCGTGTTTATATAAAAGTTGTTTTAATCTGTCAGATTTTATGCGTATAAAATAAAATGAATAATATTCACCATAAACATATTCATTCCAATGCTGATCGTTGTTAAATGTTATGCACCAATTTGAATCTACTAGCTTGCCAGTCGCAGGATTCACTCTGTATCTAAATTCTGATAATCCCAGCTTTCTTGATGCGGCATGTGTTCTTGGAGCAACAACTATAATATCATCATTATTCACCTCTACATCATAATCTCCTTTTAGTTGCTTAGTGGATGTTGTTTCGTTATTTTGTTTTAATTCATCAATTGCAGTTGTTAATTCTTCTAATGACTTATATAATTGAATGTTTTTGGCTGCTCCCTCAAATCTGTTGGTTTTGCTTAAATTGTCAAATTCTTTGACTGCATTCGTTAATGCTTGTAAATTAGGCTGGGGCTGTTTAATCCATTGCGCTGCCATCCAATCAACATATTTGAATTTTTCTTTTGTTGGATCAACGGCTTTGAGTCTATTAAAATCTTCTTTCGATAATTTACCATTAGCTACAAGCTGTTTAGCCATTTGTGTACCTTCATTAATTACTTGCAAGTACAGTGTATGTATATTAACATTATCAACAGCAAGCTTGTAGCCGTGTTGTTCAGAGCCCCCCGCAGGTGCACCACCTAAATAATCAGCAGGAGAATACTCTATATTATCTTTTGTTTTTGCTTTTGCTTGTTTATCTTTTGTTTTTGTTTTTGCTTGTTTATCTTTTGTTTTTGTTTTTGCTTGCTTTTGCTGCAATTCTTTTTTATATTGCCTTCTTGCAACTTTAGACATTCCAAGATTTTCATCATATAAATCCCAAAACAAAGCTTTAAATAAATCTTTTGCGTCTTGTTTTATTGTTTTTACCACATGTTCTGCTGGCTTAAAAATTCCTTTTTCCATGGCCTTTTCAGCAGTAACAACGACTTTGCCATTGATAGTAATATCACCAGGCAAAATCAAATCAAAAATATCTTTGATGTGCGGTCGCGCAAGGCTGCGAAATTTTTTTTTCTTAAAAAAAGAGTCCATCAATTCACCTGTTGGGTCATAATAATGCACACGATGTGCAGCGCCATCTACTGCATCATTCAAAGATGCATCTTCATCTTCATAACCATGCTCATCTTCATAATCATGTTCATCAGTAAATGCTCTTGGATCAAGATTGCTTTTTTTAGCTGTTTCTACGCATGCATCAACAATTGGTTTTTGAATTTGTTCGATGTACGGTGCATAAGTTCCACTACATGCAATCAACATTTCTAAAATTTGCTTGTTAATTTTGCCATTTAAAAAATCATGATGCAACTTGTTTGATAGTGCATTTAGTTTTTGCTCTGCAGCATCGCCAAAGCCCTGCACAATGCCAGATCTCCAAAGAATTTGTTGAATGTTTGTAACAGAAACATCTTCAGTTAAGTCATAAACAACTTTTTTAGCTACATCAGCAGCCTTTGCAACAGGATTAGTTATTAAAGATGCAGCAGTTCCTACTGCTTGTTTAAGAAAATCACGGCGTGAGCCTTCATTCAATATTTGCTGCGCATGATTTTGCGCATATATTTGATGATACTTTTCGTTAATTAACTGCAGATCCTTGCTGGTCATAATTTACAAGTATTTATTTTAATTTTGCACTTTTGCAGCAAAATTGCATTATTCTGTTGCCGATGCACTAACATTTGCTAATTTTCAAATAAATCGATGTTCTTATTAACCCTAAAAATATCACCGCATACGCAATGCAAAATGAAAATTTTGCATTGCTAACTTTTGAAGAATATTTTAATAGAGTCTTATATGCCAGGTAATCAACGCCACTATTAATATACTTACCCAACCACTATGCCGCGCATATTAGTAAATACTGCACTTACAGAATTAATAGCAGTAAAGAGTGGCTTAGAAACATATCCAACTTGAACTGGTTCAACTAACGTCGCGCTACCTGCAACTGTATCACTTAAGAAGTAAATGAATCCTGGTTCAAGTGAATAAGGCGGTACAAATAGACCGTTTACAGTAATAGTGTAATCGTTTCCTGATTTACCGGTTACGATACCAATCACATCTGCACTCAATGGTGTTGTTGCAATAGCAGGAACGAAAGTTTCATCTGCAGCAACATACACTGCGTCATTTAATTGTAGTGTTGGAGTGGTCTGTGTTATTGTAAAGCTGCTTTGCGCGCTTCCACCACTTTGTATAATTGTTGTTGGGCTATATGATCCACCCCCGCCACCACCAAATGAACCAACATATATAGCAAATTTACGGTATATGTCGTGTTGAATTTGAGTTAATTGATTTTTAATTTCATTAGTAATTTGTCCTTTGTACGTTTTTAGCGCTTGCTGAACAATATTCTTACTCTTCTCTTCAACTACATCAATTTTCGAATCTGTGTCGTCGCTTATATGTAAAAGTTTCGCTACATTTTCCTCAACAAGACCGAGCTGTTTATTATGATTGTCTTCAGCTTGCTTGGTAATTGTTTGAAGTGCACTATCAACCCTCTCCTCAACTATTTTTTCGAGTGCTGTTGCTTTTGAAGATAATATGTCTTCCACCTTTACAGTGTGATATTCAATTGATTCATCTATCTTTTTACTCGCCTCACCTAAACGAGTTTCTATAGTTTCCTCAAACCACTGTTGTTGTTTTTTTGCTATCTCTACTGTATGTTTATCAAAGGACTGCTTTTGTTCGCTAATAATTTTTTGTTTGAGATCTTTAAAGATTTCGTTCGATTGTTTTTTTACTACATCGTTTATACTTCCCGCCTTTTTCGTTAAAGCTGTCCATTTCTCATCAATCGCTTTTTCAAGTTTTTCATTGAGAAATTCAGTTATTTTTAATCCGTGATTATCTGTAATAATAGAAACAGATTCATTAATTTCTTTAAATTTGTCAGTAATAGCTTCATCCTGATTTTTGATGAGAATATTCTGTGCATCTATTACCAATTTATCTATTTTATTGGATACTTCTAACGATAGTGATTTTTGCCACTCGTTGAGTGTTGTGTTAATTTCTTGTTTGAACGCTTCCCTCTCATTATTACTACTTTTAATAAGATTGTCATGTATACGTAGTGTTTCACTAACTAGAGATTGAATTTTTTCTTCGAGCTGTTGTTTGTGCCTATCCTCTAATTGCTCTTTTACTTCATTTAACGCTTTTTTAATTATATTTTCACGATATAAAATTGATTCTTTGCGTGTCTTTTCAAGAAGCTCATTGTCCACTAACACTTCTTGTTCAACAGGGGGATCCCGTAGCGCTTCTTCAAGAAACAGTGTTTGCTCGTCTTCACTGTCTCCTTCTTCTTCAACAAGCTTGCCACTATAGAGTGTGTTTTGATTAACAAATACAGCACCTTTTTTGCCCTTTACTAATTTAAACTCTACACCTTCATATAATTTATTGCCGATGCGAATATCTGTTGTTATAATTGGCCTGTTACTGCTATAGCGCTCCGCTTTTTTAACAAGCTGTACGCTGTCATTGACTTGTATATTGAAGAGATCGAAAAATATCTCTTCAATATATTCACATTCAATTATATTTTCACCCTTATTAGTTAGCGAGCAATTAATGTCGTAGCCATCTAGTATCATTCATAGTATTTATTCTATAACGACTAGTTGCAATATTCATCTCTAACTTTATACCAAATTATAACGACGAGCATTATAAAATTTAGCACGTAGTTGGCGAGAAGGGGTATTTGTAATATTGGCTGAAATGCAACATAAGTAAAGCAAAGCACTTCACCTAAAAACCACATAACCAAAAAGCCCCAGCTTAGTCCTCGTGCGTGATTATTTTTAATCGTCATTACCATCTGCGGCAACGCACAAAAAGCAAATAGCATAGACCCGATCCACCCAATTATTTCAAGTATCATTTAGTTCAATTTCAAATGTATCATCATCTTTCCAAATTACAATGTATTTTTTTTGAAATTTTTCTATTATCTCTCTATTGATACGCTTGCATTTAAACGTAGTAGTCATGTGCTTTTCACACATTTCTTTTGCTTTAATAAATTTTTCGTTATTACTCGTCACATCTGACCACATTTCTATATCATCATATGTAACCTTACATTTTTTTTCCATATTAAAATCCTTCAAATAACCTCACATTGCTACGCTCTTCAATTGATCTTACAACGTTAGCACAATCAAGCAAACCACTTGGTGTTCCTGCATCAAACCAAAAACCATCCAAAGAAGCTACTTTGACACGCTCTATTTTATCTACCACCTTTATCAAATCCACTATTTCAACTTCTCCACGAGCAGATGGCTTAATGTGTTTTGCAAGATTACATGCATAATTTTTAAAAATATATAAACCTACTACTGCTGCATCACTAACAAAATCGGTAGGCTTTTCTATAATCTGATCTATATTACCATTTTTATCAACAGTACAGACACCGTACTGCTCGGGTGTGCGCACTTTAAATGTAAAAATTGTGTTTGGATCCGATTTAATAGGCATACTATTAATGATAACATTATCACCTAATATCATTGTCACATCATCTCCGTCTAACCACTTTTCTGCTATTATAAACGCTTCAGCGAGACCTTTCGGCTCATTTTGTATTTCAAATGTAATGTTAATGTTTGAGAAATACTTTAATATTGTTTTTTTATATAGCTGTAATTGCTCCTCCTTTACAATGATGAGAATATCCTTAATGCCCATACTAATCAATGTATGGATTGGATAAAATATCATTGGATATTTATATACAGGTAATAACTGCTTGCTTATCGCAAGCGTAAGTGGGTATAATCGTGTTCCATTACCACCCGATAAAATTATACCTTTCATAGATAAGATTTCACAGTATGTTTAAGAGCTTTACGAAGGCCGTTAACAGGCGTCCATTTGTACTCACTTATAATCTTATCATAATTAATGCTATAGCGAAAATCATGACCTAGTCTATCATCTACATAATCAATAACATCAGAAGTATTATAACCACACTCACCCATAATCTCACACACACACTCAACAAGATCTAAATTAGAAAGCTCTACACCTGATCCAATATTATAGTGCTCACCAAAATTATAGCAATTAAATAATAAAGCTTCAACTGCGCTGCAGTGATCTTCTACAAATATCCACTCACGAATATTGGTTCCGTTTCCATAAACTGGAACCTTTTCACCGTTTTTAATTTTACGTATAATCGTTGGAATAAATTTTTCTTCATGTTGACCGGGGCCATAATTATTACAGCAATGCGTAATAATAGCCGGTGTTTTAAAAGTATTGACAAATGAAGAGACTAGCATATCTGCACCCGCCTTGCTAGCAGAATATGGATTACGGGGATTATAAGGAGATCTTTCAGTAAATGAATACTCGTAAGGTTTTAAAGATCCATATACTTCATCGGTAGATATTTGAATAAAAATATTCTCATCACTATTATTCCACAATTTATTGACAACATTAAGAAGAGCATTAACGCCAATTATATTGGTATTGATAAAACTGTTTTGTGATACAATGCTATTATCTACATGTGTCTCTGCTGCAAAATTAACTACAGCATCTATTTTAAAGTGCTCGAAAAGTAATTTAATAAAGAGTTCGTTTGTGATACACCCTCTAAAATAATGCACATTATCGATAATACATCTATCATCTATCTGCATTTGTTTTGGTGCATTAATTGCAGCATAAGTTTGCGAGTCAACAACAACAACTGTGTCGACTTTGTTTTTAATCATATTCACAAAGTGTGATCCGATAAAACCGAATCCACCTGTAACGAGAAGTGCTTTAATTTTTCTTTGCATTTTTTATTTGTTGAATTGCTTGTTCAAATGATTGTTGAATGGGTGTTAGTTTACATCCAGCTCTTAATGCTTTTGCGGGTGATAATACGCAATTTGATCTAGGAGCTTTAACTGTTTTATTAAATTCATCGATATTATTAAAAAATTTTGGACTTTTATTGAAATTTTCTCGATTAATCAAATGAATTATCTGTTTTGTAGACATATATCCTGGCTGTACAATATTAAAAATGCCGGTATGCTCTTTTGAAAGATAATATACTGCTTGTGCAAACTCCTCAATGTTTGAGAATGAATTTGTTGCGTTTAGTAAAGTATCATACTTTAAAATTTTATTAATGTAATTTTTCTCGCTGAGATCAGAACCAAACGGAATTCTGAGACGGGCGACGAGGATCTGATCAAAGTGTGGTTTTAAGATATCTTCGCATAATTTTTTAGTGCCACTATACCACGACGCTTTTTTACCAAAACAAAAATTAGGTTCATCCTCTTCAGTAAACTCCATCATTGGATCAACACCTAACTCACAACCTAAATCTCTATATAAGCAGCCAGACGAAATTTGTACAAATTTTACACCATACTTTATGCAGACGTTACAGAGTTGCTGCACCAAGAGTACATTTCCTTGAAGAACATTTAATTTGCTATTTTCTTCTTCACAAGCATCAACATTAGGCTTGCCTGTGACACCTAAACAATTAATTACACGAGTAATATTATTTTCAAGAAGATATGTAGCAAATTTCTTTTCGTCGATAGGAAATCTCAGTGTTTCACCGTCGTAGCATTTTATTAAAGGATATTGTGGATGGTTTTGTAATTTTTTAAAATACGAACCACAATATCCATTACTACCTAAAATTAAAACCATACAAATATGTATTATATGGTTCTAAAAATTCAATCATCATTTTTAAATTTTTCCACGTATAGGCAGTATTTGTTAAATGCATTACGTGTATTGACGTTATCAAATAAATTATTATTTTCGAGCACGCTTGTATTGATGTCGTAATTAAGCAAAAATGAATTTACAGTTGGAAACGTACGATAGTAAGTATCTCTATATTGTCTAATAGGTTCATCACTAAACATGCTTATCCATATCGTTGAATCATTTTTTATTTTGCCAACTATAAGAGATTCTTTTATACTTCGTCCATCATTGCTTAGCTGCACTAGTGCATACGCGGGCTTAAATTCTAATTCATTTATAATTTTATTATAAAGCTCTATAAATTTAATTTTAGCACCATAATCTACATCAGTGGCTAATATTAAATTTTCCACCGATATATTTGTTTTGGATATTGTACTTAAAAGTGCACTTTTAAGCTTAATTTTTAAGTCAGGCGTAAATCCAATTCTGTGTTGCTCACTTTCACCTGTATATCCATCTATTGTCGATACAAGATTATCAGATGTTTCGGTAGTATCTGATGAATTTTTTATATGTCTAATAACATTAGTTAATCTGTTATCACTAGCAGCTACAAAGTTTAGCAATTCAGGATAAACTCTACGAGCTGGACTTTTTACATTTGCAGTAGCATCATAATATACTGCTTCGGGAGATATATTGTTTATTTTACGTATATTTTGAATATACTCTTCCTCTACAAACAACGCCTTTTTTATCACGGTAAATCCTTTTCGCTTCGCAATTGAATATGGGCGAGGATTCTCGAGAATTCCTTTTGCACAAATACCTAAAATTTTTGCCTTTACTTCAACCTCATGTGCACCTGCCCACGAGCTAATAGTATAAGAAATGTTAAAACCTCTAACATCTTTTTCATTTAAAATCATCCACTTCAAGCGTTCCGCAATATATTTGGTAATATTATTTCTTGCATTTGCTGATATTTGTGAATCGATTAACTTTTGTATAAAGAGACTTTCAACTACGTGTAACATCGTGTTATATTGTGAGATAGCATCTATATGAATCAGCACATCATTTGCTATTTGCGAGTCAATATCTCTTTCAATTGCTTCTGTGCGAATATAAAAATCTCTTGATTTTTTTAATTCTTTCTGTGTCTTCTTTAACACTGCCGTTTCATTTGTTAGAGTATGCTCTATGAACACATATTTCAAATCTCCACCAAAACGCAATGTATCGTCAGCAATTTTTTTGCTTAGCTGTGTATCAAGACTTTCAATTAAAGCAGGATTATTTCTTTGTATTTCTGAAATACCGTGATTGCCTAATATACATTCCACTATGTATTTGTAATCGCCAGGTCTTCTATTAAAAGATTCAATGGTGTTGGCTTTAAAATTATTAATTACACTAGCAAGGTTTCTACTTACTGCTTTTACTTGAGACCTTGCCGCATATTTAAGGTCAAGAGGCGTATCGCGCAATAAATCTACTGTAATAGTTGGACTGTTGATATTTCTTAAAAAATTAAAAAGAGGAAAGCCTCGCGGATTAACACTAACAAATGATTTAAGAGTGTGTGCAGCTCCTAATATTTTCGTTATATATGTATTAGGGGATCCATTTAAGAATCTGTAAATAACATCAAAAAGTGTCTCTTCATTAGTTCCTAACAATGTATTCATTGCATCAACCGTAGGTGCTCTCGCAAGAAATTTACTCACATCATAATACGGCTCGTCTGTAAATTGAAAGCAGTGTTTAAATTGTTCGAGAACATCTGATACTGTGTCGCTTACAAAAAAATCATACAGAGCGTCATAATCACTGTTATTCATGGTCAGACATGTTGCTTTCGAATTGAATCTATTTTTTATTTCACCTCTCCACCCACCTCGAGACTTAGGTACGATAGCGTATGAACAAAATCCATACACATCAACAGCAATGTAAGTAGGAAAGTAATCATACATATCCGCTACGCACCAATATCCAGCATTATATTGTTGTGTTTGAATCCATTCATCAAATCTGCGACGGTTTGGAATTACTTTAGCGGCCACTGCTCTATTTGGTATCTTATAAAATTGAAACTTTACATTTTGATAAATAGGCTCGCCTAGTTCGGGTAGAAATTTTTGCTGCGTTTGAACGAAATTTGGACACTTATTATTATCGAAATTAAAATTAGGCAGATACTGCTTCATTTCTCTATCTAAATCTGGAAATATTTTTTTATATCTAAAAATATCAATATACTTAATATCTTTATTATTATTCTCTACCTGTGTTAAATGCGCGTTAAGAAGCAATTTTACATACTCAGCATCTTGCAATGTAATAACTGCGGGCCTATCTGCTTTATCAACAAGTTGATCAACAATATACCCCATGTATCTTCCATCCGATGTTGGATCAAAATTATTTTTAATTTCGTTGTAGAAGAAATCAATTGATACATTATCTCTTCCTTGCATAGACTCAAGCATTTTACTATATAGAGCTCTAAAATGCGCGGACCCTTTTAACAGAATACTATTCTCTTTATATATCTTTTTTAGTTCAACAGACAAATCAGTAATATTGCGAAATCTATTAATAAATTCACTAGTGAGTTTATTCTTAGTAACCAATTCTCTATAATGCCTTAAAATACGCTGACAAAAAAGAGCGGTAGCATCATTATAATTAATAATGCCGTTTTGTAAGTTGTCTATAATATAGTCAATAAAATCAGATCCCTGATTAGAATTAGCTCCAAGAAATGTTGGATCATACTTTTCAGCTATCTCGTCTACAAACGCTTCAGGTGTTTCAGTTTCAGTTAAACCGCGAAGAGAAACAGCATTAAAAAATGAAATAAATTGTTCATCTCTTACTAATCTAGCGCGTTTTCTAGTATGACTCTCTAACAGTATAGACATATTACCTACTTATTTATTATGTAGGTGTGTGCGCTCTACCTATATATCGGTTGTTTGTTTTAATTCAATACAAACATCGAGAAGTGCGCGCCACTGATTGATTGTAATTCCTTCTCTAGCGTCATTAACGCCATAATAACTCAAGTAAATTGAACCGTCATTTCGTTGATCGAAGCGTAAAATACACTCACCTGGCCAGTTATGTGGAATTCCCTTTGCAATTTTTATAAACGGCTCGAGCGGCATATGTGTTGTGGTGGGTGCTTCTCTTTTTTGTTTTAAATAATTATAAAGACAATTAATACCATCCTCGTCTAGAATAAGCTGATCTCCATATACATTACCTGTAAGGAGTGTACGTATGCAAAACTTTATTCTTTTCCAGAAATTTAACTTTCCTGTCTCGCCGTAGTACGTATGAATTGATACATCAACTAAGTTTAATTCATCGTCATAAGAAAAACACATTCTCTCCGATCCACATGAACATTTTATTGTAATACTATTATCTGGATTTGATTCGTTCATACATTGATATCATTAAATCGTTAGGCACCACTGACATTGTGTCAGGCACTCTAAGAGTGCTTACTTTTTTTGTTGCACTCCATATACTCTCTCCGTTTAATTCACACATAGCAATAATTGCTGCAGCAGGTGATCTGCTATATCCTGCAAAACAGTGTATGAGCAATCTTTCACCTCTATTAATGCCCTTAACAAAATTAATTATTTCGTGTATGTGAGATAGTTCTGGACCACCGATATGAGTACCAACTGGATTATTGGTAATATCAATTGTAGTTATATCTTCAAAATCGACTAACTTATATTTTACATTTCGACTAAGGCAGACCGAGTTTAATTTATGTCCAAGAGATAATACAGCATCATATTGATTAGCTAATTTCTCTGCATTTGCAAAATCTGTAAAATGTATTATTATACCCTGCATATATATATTGTGCCGCTGTTGTATGTATCAAATTCCTTTTCAATTATTTTTTTTACAATATTCCAATCACCGCCACCGAGTCCACACCCGCAGTTAAATGGCAAATATATATGCATACCGCATGCATAACTACGAAGCGCACGTAAAGCAAACTTTACAGATCCATATTCAGTTTTTCGTTCATTTGTGCCATAATCATACTGCGTATACATGTTACATACATAAAGCGAAGATTTATCTACACGTGTTATGTCGATAGTGCCAAGTAAGCTCACTCTTAAATCGACGCTATCGATCGTGTTTTTATACTGCTCAAAAACAGCAGGCCACTTTTTCTTTATTTTTCCTGCAAGACCGCCAAAACCACCCACACAGTTACAAAAGTGTCCAACGACACCACTCTCAACCGTCAGTATGTCTTTGTTGATAATTTCAATCATATTATTATAATAATATGATTGAAGAGTTTTTAATATCAACTTTTTATTCGTTTAATAATTCTGAATAATTGAGGATATAAGCAAAATTTTCATTTATAGTTTGAATACTATCCATTACTCGTTTAATTGCTTTTTGCTGAGCGGGTAGAACTTCATCTCTATATAGCTTCTTAAATTCGTCCGTATCTCTGAAGTAAAATTTGCCATTCCAATATGCCATTCCAATATTTTTACCTTCTTTCACTACATTAAATTTTACAGACTTAATAAAATCAACAATAAAAGGCCGATATTTTGGTACAGGAGCAGCATTTTGTTTGCCTTTAATTTGATGTACATCTTTGCCATCTCTTACTTCAAGAGTAGCGTGTGGCATATCTTTTTCATCATATAAGCTGTATAGTCTATTCGGGCTATAACTTTTTGCACAATGCCCCACAGCCTGTCCTTCAAATTTACATGCTTTTTTTGTCTTGTAGTGCACCATTTTAAATCCATTATTCCACCTTTTCACAACATTGTAATCAACACCTTCATCCAAGGGATTCTTTTTATGCTTTCCTACATTCGCTCTTAACTGTCTTTCCCATTCTGGAATTTCAACATTATACACTTGGTCATATGTTTTTTTATACAATTTATCAAGAAAGCCAGGATCGTCACTTTTTGCATTAAAATAATCAATTACATGATTAAGAAACTCAACACGTTCACTTGGAATGCTAACAGCGTCAAATGTATTTTGTGCCCACGCAGGCTCTCCCGGCGCAGCTTCATGCTTTTTAATATACCCTGAACGTATATTGTTTTGATCGTTTGATGGGTTTTGAATAAAACGCTTTTCAGCTTTTATAAGCCAATCTATAATGCGATTATCATTGACCATCTTCACTTCTGCGAGTGATCTAATTTGCTCTTCAAGTGATGTAGGGGAATAGATATTTGCCTCGGTATATAAGAACGTATGATCGTTGATCATTTTCATAACATTATTTATTGGTAATATATTAAAAAGTGAAATTTTTAATATAAAAAAGAGGGGCAGAAGCCCCTCCTCTTTTTATCTCTTTTTTACTCTACTTATTGAACTACGGCAGACTCAAGCTCAACTTCAGGCGCCGTCACTACGATCGGCTCTGGTGTTACAGGTTTTGGATTGTATCTCATTCCTGTAGTAAAACTACCGTATGGCTCAAGGCCGAAGATATTGGTTGATGCGTGACCACCCACCTCATACCCTCCATCAACACGGCCCATGTGATAGCCGATATCGATATTAGATTTAGCCTGCTCGACAGCTTCGTTAGTGGTCTGCTTAGTTGTAGTACAGCTTGCAAGAGCTGCAATGCTGATGATTGTGGTTAGTAGTGTTGTATGTTTCATGTTAGAAAAAAAAGGATGAAGGAATAAGCGTCTACAGAGATTTTTGTTCCAATACGAAGTATCTGTAAACTTCACCATTCAAATTTGTTATAGAGGAATCAGCGAAAACAGCTTTTTTTGTTTGCATTTCAAGTACGAAGTAACTGTTCTCTTCACCATCTAAAATCAATTTAACACCTTTTTTGTTTAATTCAACTGTTTTCTACAAAATTATTTTCAAGACCTTCAAACCCGCGAATATATGTGAGAAGATTTTCACTCCATCCTGAGATTTCTGCGGTCCATACACCTTTGTAGTTAACACCGTGCGTGTGAGAGCTGACATCGACAATATAGTTGTTTTTGCCGAATGTGTCGGGTGTTTTTCTATTATTTGTGTCACAGTCCTGTGAGTCAGAAAATACGATAATTCTGTCAGGCACTTCTCCATTCATGTCTTTCTTAATATAATCAAGACACTGGCGAGTAAAGATACCACCACCACCAAGACGTTGTTTGCTTTCCAGAATTTTATCTGCCATTCCGAATCCACGCACATTTGCAACACGAGCAGTTTTATGTTCGCTCCATGATCCAGCAGTTGCATAAATAGTGATTCTTTCAGCGGTCTCTGCTGCAAGTACAGCGAGACTTGCTGCTGCCTCCATTCTATTTACTCGACTCTTCTGTGAAATAGGCGCCTGCATTGAGCCTGACACATCAACAACAAACACGGTGTGCCCAGGAAGCTTAGGAAGATTGCTGTATGCTTTAAGCATAGCATCTTCAATTTCACGAGCATATGTAGGATTAGTCTTGTATGCTGTGTAGAAATTAAGCGGTAAAAGCACATTTCTGGAAAGACTATCAAAACCCTTCTTGAGAGTGCTGTACCCAACACCACTATCGTGCATGTTGCGAATAAATGCAAGGCCGCCGAGCTTCTTCTCGTTGATAAGAGTAGTAAATGTTTCCTTCTTATCGGCACCAGAAGACAGCATAGTCTCCCATGTTTTAGGAGTTGTAAGCGTTCTAGAAGCGACACGCTTAAACATTTCTTCCTGCTCCTTGCTTTGCGGTTTAGGATGTGTTAGAAACATCACATCACGCAAAAGCACTGGAGCATCTCTGTCATATTTTGCAAGTTGATATTCATCAAACTTTGTAAAAGCGCTTGCTAATCCTCTCTTGATTGAGTTTGCGAGTGGCACACGCCCATTGCGCCAGTAAATAGAAAGAAGGTCGGTAAGCTGGTCAGCTCGTGTACAGACACTATTAATCAATTGCTCAACATGTTTGCGGTGGCTAGGGTATTTAGCCATTTCAGAAATCATGAATAAAGGGACGTGACGAAGCTTTTGTTCATGGCGAGCCTCTTCAACAATTCGTGCACAAGCAGCTGGATCTACTTTTGGAATAAGCATAGCGATATTATCACTAATTTCATTTCCAGACTGGTAGGCTGTATTCTCCCAAAGAAGACACGCCAACACAGAACGACGAAGCTGTGCTTCATCACTCTGAACTGCAGCCATTTGTCCGCCACCACCAGCAAGGCGCACATTCTCATCAAAACGAGAATCCTTGCGTAAAGACTTTTTGTTAATTTTGCTCATAAACGAATATATTGTAGTATCTTAAAGTAGCCACTTTTATTTTTAGAAAAATCAATCTTCTTCATCATACTTCTTTAATGCTTCGACTAAATGCTTTTTTTTCATTTTTGGTGTAGGATGCAAGGACCACCACGTATAATGTATACTTTATTACCTACCTCAAGAAAAACAGGATCACCACAGCCCTCGAATTATGTCCCATGACACACCAAACTTGAAACCCTTGTCGATGTGCAGTATCCACGTCACAGAACAATTTGAATGCAGGCAACGCCTCTCGAATATCTGTCGTGAAGTCATGGCTTTCCTTTCAGCGTGACCTGAGTTAGTCTTAGCTCTTTTGCTTTTTCGTAATCACTCATGGTCGTCAACTCAGCGTTATCTTCAGCCTTATCTTTTCTGAAAATTGCATCATAGTTATTCCAGTACTTTTTTAGATTAGCACCAGGTCGCAATTTATCTCCTTTTCCGGCCATAAAATTAAAATATGCCAATACGTTCAGCGTTGTAATCTACAACATGTTTAAACCCTTCAGACCAAATAGTGTCTTTTGATGTATATTCCTGTACAACACTATCATAAAGCTCATCAACATCGCCGCGTCCTTGTGCCCATATTTTAACAAGTGTGGTGAACATTTTGTTTGATTCAAAGACATTGTGCTCTGTCACAGTACTTGATTTGTTTGAATTTAGCACAATACGAGCCTCTGGTACCTCAGAAATAAACATTCCTGTTGAAAAACCTTTGAGCTTATGTCGCTTTACAAAATCAGATGCATGACACCAAATATAAACACACTCTGAATGCTCTTGAAGCGCATCAACATTATGTTCGCCAATAATAAATTGCCCCTCATCTCCAAATAGTCCATTAGGAGATCCGTGCCCCATCATAATAACTTGATCGTGTGTTTTGATCAGACTGTTCATTATGTATGGCGGAAGCTCTGTACGTACAATAGTTGTATGTTGAAGATCGTTATATATATCTTCAAGGAAATCAGTTGTTTTATCTTTTATGTGTATAAAAAGGCGCTTCATATAGTACAATTAAATACAGTTTCCACCTTTTATCAACTTATTATATCTTCGATCCATCCTTTTATTTCTTCTTCGATGATACCCTCTATTTCCTGTCCAATTTCTTCATTTTCCACATCACATAATTCGTACTCAACTACGTAATCATCGTTTTCAATAATATCTTCAGCTGATCTGTGTTTGCTTCCATATATTTCAACAGAAACGCACAGATTACTACCATTGCTTAATTCAATTTCAAAGTCACTTTTATTCATGTTACTATTTACGTTGACTGCTATTTACTCAATAGTCAACCAAAAAGCAGAATCACCCCTTCCGTGCTTTTCAAGCTTCTTTGATTTTACCAGCAACCACAGCAAATACATTGCACGTTGGGCGTCGATATCAAGACTGTCCATTACTTCAGTAATAGTAATATCACCTTCAATATTGAGAATTGCTTCAAGCTGAGCATTGCGGTTTTCTGACCTTGTAGATGTTTTCTCTTTTTTATCATCATCCGCTACATTTTCTCGTATAGTAGAAAAATCATATCCTTTACTTCCGTATGTGAACGAATATAAGCCGCAACAGCCTGTCCTATTTTTTACCACTTCAATATCTCGCACAAGAAAATCATCCGCATTTTTCGAAATAGTGACATTGACATCTACAGCATGTTGAATTGTACTATCTCCCTTGTACGTTCCCGTTTTAGTAACATGAAGTACAATACAGACAGCGGTTTCATTCTTTTGTGCTGCGCTAACAATAGTTTCTAGCTTAATTTTTTCTTTTTCGCTCTTGCTTTTTTCGTCCGCGTCATCTCCATCATATACAACACTAGGAAAGCTGTCAATAACAACTAGATCGTTATTTTTAATTGTATCAATAAGTCGAGAGAGCCTGGACTCGGTTGCAATTAAAACATCGTTTGCTTCCAACCTACGCGCATTGAGTGCTACCATGTAGATATTCTCTTCCCCACTTAAAAAAGCAGTTTTGTGTCCCTTTACACTAAGCATTTGACAAAGCTGTAAAAGCAAGGAGCTCTTTCCAGTGCCAGCAGTCGCATCTACAGTAATTGTACATCCTGGAAGAATTCCATCACCAAAGATACTGTCAACGTGTTCGTTGCCAGTTTTTAGTCGCCTATAGTAAATATCAGGAATTTTTACATCTCCTGCACGCACCAATTCTGTAGAGTTGTGGTTTAAGTCCATGTGAGTAAAATGCTTCTTTTTCCAAAACAATCAACATATAAAAATAGTTGATACAATTATAAAACGAGTCTTTTATTATTGCATTCTTTAATTAAATATGAGTATGAAGTCGCTCATATTAGACAATACAAATATATTTAACCTGTACTTAGAAATGCCGTTTGGAATTGCAGACAGAGCTGAAGATCAGAACTTTATCACACAATCTGATTTAGTAGATCTTATATTAAATATTGAGCAAAATCACAGAGGAACAAATTTCTTCGGTGTGTCACAAGTTACAAAAGAAAATACCAGAAAGGCACCGTTTCCTGTATTTACTTTGTCTGGACTAAAGCACGGTAAAACATATTTTGCTAAGGTTTCTCAAGTCAATGGTGAGATTGGATTTAATTATCCAAATGCTGTTAACAAACAACGTGAAGCTGAAGGAAAACCTGCTGATTTTATTGCAAAGCGAAGCATTTACGACAAAATTGAAGGTAGTAACGCTCTACTACAAAAAGATGGTCAAATATATTTAAGATACATGCCTATTGGTGTATCGCGTCGATTTTCTCCGACTACTGTGGTAGCGACTAATTCTCAAGCAACACAGTTTGAAAAGGTGAGTAGTGATGTTGTTGCGCCGTACAAATACGCGAACAAAACAGGACACTATCAAGGGCTTACAAAGGGTGTGGAAATCAGAATAATAGTGATTTCAAGTATTGCTGCAATAAAAATCGGAGGTAAGGAGTATGTTATATCAGATCTCGATTCAATGCGCAAAGCAATATATACAGCTGCAGACGCACCTAAGCCGTTAGTTGAGGGACCCGATCAATAAATTACACGCCATAGCATAAATAAATATGTTATGGAAGACGTAATTTTATATATTGCAAATACATTTGGCGAAAATCCTTATGTTCAATTAGTCTTTGCAGTTATATCTGTTGCTTCAGCAGTATGCGCTGTTACTCCAACTCCAAAGCCGGGCTCTACTTGGAGCAAGGTATATAAGGTTATTGAAGTGTTAGCTATTAATGTTGGTAAAGCAAAGGATAAGGCTGAGTGACTTGGGCGCTGCTAGTAAAGAGCTTACTCGATGCAATTACGCAGTATCTTGCATTGCGTAAAGAAAGCATTTATTATGATGTCTTGCAGAAATCGCGTAAAAAACAGAAAGAATTAAAAAATGAAATTGAAAAGTTACGCAATGCTGGTACAAATACTAGCGCTGATAATGCTGACGTCTTGCGAAACGAGCTCATTGAAGAACAAAAATTCTTTAAACATTTATCAACCGTCTATTCTAAACCCTCTAAAGGGGCAGAAAATACTGACTAAAGAAGGCGCATATATTGTCCAAACAGAAAACGAAATCTGGCACTCAGATAAGCGATTTCGAGAATTAGAGCGTCAAATATATTCAAAATAGATGATAATGCATAAATATATGCATGTCATTCAAAAACGTAGGCAAAGTTTGGACAGCTTCAACATTTGAAGATTATTTAAAAGGCCTCAAAAAACCAACGTGGTGCAATAAAATCACTCTTCACCACACCGCTGCTCCTTCATTAGCTCAACGTCCAAAAGGATTCACAATACAGCATATTGTGAATATTCGTGATTTCTACAAAACACTCGGCAGAAGTGGGTGGTCTTCTGGTCCACATCTTTTTATAGATGACGATCAGATTTTTGGCATGACTCCTCTTAATGAAAAAGGAATACACGCAGTTTCTTTTAACTCAACCTCAATCGGAATTGAGGTGCTAGGAGATTATGATACAGAGGATCCATTAAGCGGTAGGGGGCTTGAGTGTTGGAAGACAGCATGTGATGCAGTGCGTATTTTATGTAAGTGGCTCAACATAACGCCTTCAGAGAGCACAATTAAATTTCACCGTGATGATCCGCGTACTAGCAAAACGTGCCCCGGCACAAAAGTTAGCAAAGAGTGGGTACTCGATATGATATCTAACGGAGAACAATCCACAACCAGTACAAATATTCATAAATGTGAGTGTGTATGTGATGAGTATGGTGTAGTTGATTATGTGGTTGAATTTAAAGGCTACACTGAACAAGCCGCGGTTAAACAACTTAAGCGTAAAAACGGTTTGTTTTATTTTGGCGATATATGGCTAGAGAGTGCTCGATATAATAAAGACGAGAAGAAAACTGTTGCTCTAAAAAGCGATTTATCTGAAATTAAGCACATTTGAAATATCGGTAATGTAATATAAATTCATATATGACAAATGAAGAGTTTATAGGTAAAGTCGCGGCCGAGGCAGTGTCTAATAATATTACTCTACGAATTCTTCAAAGACGCTCTATTGATAAATACGCGGGCTGGTTTGACTCAAACAAAAAAGAGCTTGTATGTGCTATAAAACATAAATTAGGTTTTGAAGTTCTCATACACGAATATAACCACATGCGTCAGTTTTTAGATAGACATGACTTTTGGGTTGAGTGTGATGGATATGGTGCTAATTTTGTAAGATGGGTTGGCGATGATACAAAAGTACCACAAAAAAAAGTTAATAAGTTTTATATAGACGCTATTAAAATAGAGTGCGACTGTGAACGAAATTCAATCAAAACAATCGAGGCAAATAATCTAAACGTTAGTGTGCAGCAATATGCAAAAAATGCAAATGCCTACCTTTTTTCATATAATTATGCTTTAAAACATAGAAAATGGCCAAATGGATCAATATATGCACAGGAGATAATAAAAGAAATGCCTGATAATATTGTAACAGTGAGTGATATAGAATCAAATAAAGACATATATAAACTTTACGAAAAATATTGTTGATTTTTGTAGTGCTGCAGTATATTATTATAAATGAGTGTATATAAGAACAGGTCAGGAGGTGCTATAATAGTTGATATTGATGGTACTGTTGCTGAGCGTGGTGATCGCGACATCTTTGATATGAGCCGTGTAGGTTGTGATATACCGATTATACCCGTAATTAATATTGTAAAAGCATTCAAAGCACTTAACTACACTATTATTTTCATAACAGGACGTGAGGATAGAGATAATTGCGCGGCAGAGACTTGCAAGTGGTTTGAAAAGAATAATATACCATATGATATTCTTCACATGCGTGGAAAAGGAGATTACCGCAAGGACTATATTGTAAAAGAAGAAATTTATAGAGATCAAATTGAAAATAAATTTGATGTTGAATTTGTTCTTGATGATCGAAACGGTCCGGTGAATATGTGGAGAGATATCGGGCTTTTATGTCTTCAAGTTCAGCCTGAAAAAGAATAATATTTAAAAAAATCCCACTTGAAAAACAATCATTACACTCATATAATATTGTGTGAATAAAAGACCTATCCTCAAACTCAATAGTGGATATTTTCCTGTTGGCATTGGTAACTGGACTGATATCATCGTTAATATTTTTTCTGGCGCAGCGCATCCGCTAGATATACAATATGCACAAGATGATAATGGTGGGTTTGATCTCAGGACAGTTGAATATCTCAATCTAGTACGTGATTGGAAGGATTGGTCGAAATTGCCAATACGCGACTGCGATGATTATGTTCACACTACGAGTGGCCCGGTTAGGTTGCCATCTGTGGTTGTGTGTTCACGCTTTCATAAAGTTGTTTTTAGGCAGGTCCAATTTCCTACTAAGAATAACATTTTTAAGCGTGATAAATTCACATGTGGTTATACTGGTAAGAAGCTACAAAAGCACGAGTTATCCATCGATCACATTCTGCCTGTTAGCAGAGGTGGTAAAGATACGTGGGAGAATTTGATTACATGTGATAGAACGCTTAACACCGAAAAGGGTGATAGAACGCCGAGTGAGTTTGGCCTTAAATTACTATGGACACCGGAAAAGCCTAAGAATGGGCTTATTTTTGATGCCCTTAGAGAGGACTGGAATACATTCTTAGGAGGATAATATTGTGGGTATAAACGATGTCAACCTTACAGAACATATTGTAGGTAATTTATATGATTGCTTGACCCGTAGAGTTGGAGTTGCGGTTTTAATAGAAATAAGCAGATCTTCTTTTTCACTATCAAATACTCGCCTTTATGTTGTGATACAAAATACAATCCACCACACATGGAAGCAATAAATTCACTAGATAAAACGCTTGATGGTCTTTTTAATAAAATTCAGCGACTATGCACAAAAACACTCTCTTTACTTAACCTACCCTCAATAAATGAAAACAATCGAGTTAAAAAAAGCTGAATTAAATCAGTTACCTACTATTGATGCTACAGTGAAATATCTTGATTTTTCTGTTGAGCATTTTTTTATAAGTAATTTTAATGTAAAGCAGTTCTTTATTGATTTATTAAAAGCACGCGGTATAAAAAAGCCGAAAATTTACGACTGCAATACATATGTGTTTCATGATGTAGGAATGCACGTTGATTCTCTATCGCCTATATCAGCAAGTTCAATAATTATTATGATATATGGTAGTGGTACTCTTTGTATTACTTCTAAAACAGAGGATAAAAAGAGTCCATATAGATGTGATGATATATTTCTTGAGCGAAGCAGTTGCGCAAATTTTGACTTTCATATGCCACACAGCTTTAAAAAGGATGAAAAGCAAAAATATGCGTGTGTAGCAATAGTAGCGGATGTTTCAAGAAAGCAGTTAGAAAAAATATTTTAGTATATGAAAATATCCAACATTATTCAAATGCGATATCCAGGGCTAAGTGAGACGTGGAACAGTAGAGGTAGGTGGCACGATTGTCCTGAAGCTCCAACTGACCTATCACAAAATGCTGCAATTGCTGAATGCAAGCAGCTTCAAAGAGAGGGGTTGTCATCTGAATATAGAGTAATCGAAAGAGTTGAGCGTGTAGTGTTTGAAGAGACAAAGAAGAAAACTAGTTGATTTTTTTGTTTTTATGTGTTATAGTTTATCTCTTAAGAAATGCTCTATACATTTAAAAATACATACATGATAGCAACTCGCCGCATACGATCTTTATACGTAAGATATAAAAAGAGTAGTAACCCCAGTGAGTGGCTTGAGAGGTGGAATAAAGCATGTGCAAAATCGTGGGATACACTTAAATGCGGAACACCTTCTCTAACTAAACTCGAGCGCTGGAAGCGTAATCATAGAAAACTTATTAATTTAGCAAAAAATAAAAATAAATCTTTATGAACTATTACTTTGTAGCTGATTCCCATTTTTTCCATGAAAATATTATCAAGTATTGCCTGCGTCCGTTTTCGAATGCAGAGGAGATGAATGAGAGGCTTATTGAAAACTGGAACGAGGTAGTTACTCCTGACGATGTTGTTTATCATCTTGGTGACTTTGCGTTTGGCAACGCTCTTGGTGTCGATAGGGTGATGCGCCGCCTTAATTTCGCTCATATGCATTTTATTAAAGGCAATCATGATAAGACATTTCTTGATTGGTATCACAATTTTGGCAACGATAAGCTTGCACGCAAAGTGACGGTTTATCCTCACTTCCTTGAGACAAAAATTAGCGGACACAAATTCACTCTCTGCCACTACGCAATGAGAGTATGGAATGAAAGTCACAGGGGAACATACCACCTGTACGGTCATTCGCACGGCACTCTTTCAGATGATCCGAAATCGCTTAGCTTTGATTGTGGTGTTGATTGTCATGATTATAAGCCCATTTCTCTCGATCGAGTTAAAGAACTCATGAGCAAAAAAACACCAGAGACAAATTTCGAAAATTTGCCTGGCATAAAAGCAGGAATTATTCGAGAATAATAGTTGTTCAAATTAGAAAAACACATACCTTTATAACAAATGAAAACACAAAAACCAAAGGATATCGGAATTACAGCGAAGCAGTTTCGCAATATTGCAAAACTTAGTGTTGGTGTAAGATCTGGTGTATCACCATCTACTTTTAATATTAAGGAGTTCTATTTATCAGCAGATGAAGAGGCAAAAAATCCGTGTGATGTTAGTTATGAATGTGGAGCATCAGCATGTTTTTTAGGTTATGGTCCTAAGTTCGGTATTAAAGAGAACATCGATGGAACGTGGTGGGATTATGCTCGGCATAATTTTACCAATACAGATACATGGGCGAGTAATATCCTTACAACAGAGGTAGATAATCTATTTAATATGTTGTTTGAAGTAACTCATAAAAACTGTCCTATTGCTGCTGCGCGTCGAGGAGCGTACCTGCTATTACACGGCACTCCTAAAGGTGATAGGCTGGAGCACTGGGAGACGCCCAGTAGCTTTAGGCCACACTGGAATGTGATTCGGCAGATTGCAAATAGTACTTGCCGACAAATTGAAAAAGGTATTGAATATTGACAATGTGTGGTGCGAGTGGTGCTGGACGACTCCAAACAGCAAATTCAATTTATCGCAGAACGCAAGAGATCGAAACCGTGACAGAAGCCTTATGAGCCGTTCCTCTCCATCCAATCGTTCGTCTTTCGCTCCGTGGTGGGCGTGGCTGTTCATTGCGCCCGCTGCCGTCCTGCTCTCACCAATCGGCACCTGCATACTGACAGCATGGCTGCACCTAGACTTCGCTGGATGCTGCAAGCTCATCGCTGGGCAGGTCATCGTGTTTCTTAATTTAGCGATCTTCGCAGGGGTTGAAGATTGAAGACGAACGCCAAGAATGACTCGCCGCCGATAGGCGGTTGAGTCCATCCGCTTGTTCTCCATTTTTATCGTGTGTGAGATGCTAGCCCATGAAATAGAACACGATGAATAAGCAGAATATTCAGTACATCAATATAAATTCCACCGGGTGATGAACAAATTATGTTTTGTCTGTAGTGAATTTGAGGCTAACTAAACAATAACATGAACAAAGAAAATTTATTAAACAAGTTTTCGCGTTTGGTACTGCTTTTAACGTGTGGAGCAATATTATTTTATAGCATTTTACCGCAGTACCTTACTGGTTACCTCATCCGATCGTCAGAGAGTAATTTTGAAATAATCAAGCGCAACACTGAAGAACTACCGAGCAGTGCGCTTCAAAATAATTTTCGTATTGTTATTGGTATAGAGTTACTTGGTGATTCAGATGAGTTACTTATCATTCTTCAAGAATATGCTCGTCTAAAGCTTAATAAGTTTAAAGGTGAGGAAGGTGCTTGAGAGCTCACTTAAAAAATACAGTAGGCTGCTGCGATGTCTTGCGTGTAAAAAGACGATTCGTTGCATCTTGTAATAGTAGGTGGAGAAAACTGAGAATCTCTCTTTACATAAAAACAATCCCTTCCAAAAAAATAGTTGAACAGTTTACGAGAATCAGTTATAGTGTAGAAAGTTGCTTTTGTTGCAACTAACCTTAACTTACCAAAATAAACCAAAAATGATTACTTCTTTAACAGAAGAGCAAAAAGCGGCGATGCCACGATATGTCGAAAAGTGGATTAACGTCGGTATTAATACCGACCGACTCGACTATGACCGAACCGTGGATATCATTCACGCAGTACAGGAGAAGCTCCTGAAGCGAGCCAAAACACCAGTTATCATCGTTGATGATCCTTTCGAGGCCTGGGTTGGTTGTAACTTCGCAATTCAGGGCACTTCTGTCGCCGACCTTCCCAAGGCAATCGACTCTTACTTCGACGGATCTAATAAGATTCACCTCGAAATGTTCTCGATGCCTTGGCTCTGCGGCTCGTTCGATGCGTCCATGTTCTCGTTCTATGATTACATGCAAACCGAACTCAAGATCGACTTTGAAGACTCTACTGAAGAGTATGAGATCTGGAAAAGCACGAGTGAGCTGGGATGCATCTTCCCGCTGGATAATGTGTGTTTCGTGAGTCAGAAGCCTACTACTATCAAGATCAACGAAGATCGCGTCATTCACTGCGACGGCGGGCCTGCGATGGAATACGCCGGGCGTGGCAATATTCGCATCTTTATGCTGAATGCGGTACGCGTACCGGAGTGGCTTGCGGTTGAAAAGTCGACAGAAATCGACATTTCTAAGCTCAAAACACTCACTAACGCTGACCAAAAAGCTGAATTTATTCGCAAGGTTGGTGTTGAGCGTCTGCTTAGTGAGGGTAAGAAGATCGATACATATGAAAAGTATGACATCGATTGGTGGACTCGCTCTGAGTATGAGCTGTGGGATATGGCGAATCTGTTCGAGGGTGTTGAATATGCACCGCACCTCAAAATGCTCAACCAAACTACTGGTGTGTGGCACGTTGAAGGCGTTAGTCCTACCTGCCGAACTCTGAAAGACGCAATTACCGACCGCCTTGGTGTTGATAATATCAATATTAAAGGCATCGCGTAAGCAATCCTACAGAGACAAAAAAAAGAAAAAAAATAGTTGAAAACTAAATACAATAGACCATATTGAAAAGATGAAAGACAAAAAGACCATTACAGGGTTTCTCCATGGAGAATGCCTCATTAAGGAAGCAAAGATTCCTGCGGACGCTGTTCTCGAAGAGCACAATGAGCTGCGTGTGATCATTGCAGAATCGGAAGTGACTGGTAACCACCACGTCATCGACCGCAAGGCAGGTGTTGAGTTCCTCAAGACCGAGGGTAAGCGTTTTATGCGCAACAGTGTGCCAACTCAAGTGAGCTGTGTCATCTCTGAGCGTCATACCGCGATCGACATTCCTCCTGGTGAGTGGGAGATCGGTGCTCAGCAAGAGTACGACTACATCACTCAGATGAAGCAGAACGTGGCCGACTGATTCCAAAAAAATAAAAGACAAAAAAGTGGGGAAAGAAATTTCCCCACTTTTTTTTTGCTTTTTTAGGAACCGACATTAAACTATAACAACGAATATGAGAGAGTGGCAAGCGTGTAAAGTGCAAATTTATTCTTGAAGAATAACATGCAACAAATTAGACAAGCTTTTTATTATTTGCCGAAAGCAAGAGAAGAGTTTTTGCGAAAAGCAATAAATGTTGCATATAGTGTAAAAGTAGATAAGCTTGATTGTTCGGAGTCCTTTGCACGACAACCAACAAGTAAAACAGTCGAGGAAGTTTTACAAATTTGCCTTGCATCAAGAAACACACATTATACATGTATTTTGCGAGATGAAACAGAATATGGTGGTAAGAAATATTATGACATCGGTGCATCAACTATAGGTGCGGCGCCAAATTATTTTTTATGGATCTATGTTGATGTTGAATCTGCAGAGAAGCTTATCAGAGAATACAATTTACAACCGCACGAATAAATGAAACCACCCATAACACATCCTAATACCATATACGCTATCCATTATAAAGGACAACTCCTTGGGAGCTTCAAATGGGAGGGTGTTGTTTTCTTGTGAATGTAATTTTAACTGCTTTGTAGAAGAGGAATAAGGGACTACATGTTTAACGTCGAAAATTAAGTTTAGCTATTATGATAATTCAAGAGATAGTCAATAAAGACAAAATAACCAAAAAATATAAGTCGGGTGATGCTCATATAAAAGAGTATTGCAAACATATTGGATACGGGTCAAGTGGAGTGTTTAATGACAAAACAAACATTGGTACTATTTGGAGTCACCGACGAGTATGTAAAGCATTAGAAAAAAAAGGCTACAAAAATCTGCATTTTTGCAATGGAGGAGATGATGACGTTCTAATTATTGATCACGACAAAAAACAATTCGGTTTCTTGGAGTATGGCGATCTGATGGAAATAGGCATGGAGGTTTTCCCTTAGTATATCAAGAAACATGTATCAAAAAATAACACAACAAAACCTTGCTAAAACAGCAAACAAATGTATAGCTCGCTATTAATGACCGAACTCATTCAAGACCTAAAATACCTTCAACAGTACTTCCAAAAAGAATCAGTGGGATATGCCAAATTGGCCAATATTCCCGATTGTAGCAAGCCAGAAGAGTCAACACCAGAAATGCGCGGGTGTGCATATTCTTCGGCGACATATAGGTTGTGCGCGAAAATGTTGGGCGACGTAATTGAAAAATTTGAAAAATAATGAACACATCTAATAAACTGACAATGAAGACAGAAAGTTTAAAACAAGATCAATGGTACATTCTCATTGACAGATCAAACAAAATCCGAAAAATTAAATATTCTGGAACTTCGAGAACGGTTAAAGGTTTGAATTGTTGGTTTTTCTATACCGAAGAGAATGCTTGTATATTTTTATGTGAAAGTGAAGTCAATACATTAAGAGAATATCATGAAAAATGACATTAAACAGATTGCTATGGGGTGGAAACTAGCACGTATTTGTGCAAAAAAAATCAAATAAACATGAAAACACCTTCTTTAGAGCAAATTAAACTTTGTGCTGAGCTGATTGAGTCAGGTGAACCCTGGGAGTTTCAAACCCAACATGCTCTATCTCAAACATGGATCAATGGCGCTAATAATTACTCCCCCTTTAGAGTAATTGCATCTGGGTTCATTATCAGAAAAAAAGTAGTTGATTTATTAAAAAAATAACCGATGTTGCCTATATGTCCTTTCAGAAAAAACGTGATTTGGCAGTAATCTGTGATATGATTGGCTGCCAGGAACATGCAACAGGTGAAGTGCAAATTGGTGAAGAATATATACCACTGTGCGAGCTACATCGCGCGTCGGAAATCGAACGCCTCACTCCAAAGTGGAGACCGTTGCCACCGCATTCGTCAAACGAAACAACTAACTCGAAATAAATCAAAATGAGAAAATACAAAACAGAAGAAGAGCGCCGTCAAGCAAAACGAGAATCGGACCGACGTTATCGTGCACGTAAGCGTGCTGAAAAAAATAAACAGAAAGAAGTAAGTACATCGGTGCCTCGCTTGAAAATTCCTGGCGTTGAAACAGCAGTGAAAAAGCCATATGTTACACACGTTGGTATTGTAACAGATCACAGTGCATCAATGCATGGAATTCACAATGCTGCAAAAAACGATTTTAATCAACTCATTCGCAGTATCGGTGATCAAAGTAACTCTGAGCTTGAAAATTACATCACACACGTTATGTGTGGTGCGAATGATATGTGGTATGCGTCAAATGTCGTGCGCCTTGCCAATATACCAGCTACGCGCCTCAATAACATCATTATTGATAACTATAATGCACGTGGTGGATCAACACCGCTTTATGATTCTATCAAAATGGTTATCGAAAACCTTGAAGCACTTTCGGATGCTAAAGATTCAAACGTCTCGTTTCTCGTTCAAGTGATTACCGATGGGCATGAAAATTCTTCTCGTCAGTGGTCAGGTGAACACCTCCGTAGCAAAATTGAACAATTGCAACGAACAGATAAATGGACGTTTACCTTTCGTGTTCCGAAAGGACACGCTAGCACGTTCACTCGCCTCGGCATTCCTGTGGGCAACATTTACGAGTGGGATGGTCGATCTGAACAAAGTCTGCACCAATCAACAGTGTACACTGAAGCGGGCATTAATACATACTTTACTGCACGCTCTCACGGTCAAACATATACACAGAAATTCTATGCCGATTTAGCAAACGTATCATCTGATACTGTTGCTGCAAAGTGTGTTGATATTTCTGCTGATATTTGCATTTGGCCCATTTCAAAAGCTGAAGATGGAATTCAAATTCGTGATTTTGTCGATAAGCGCACAAAGGGCAATTTCAAGCC